ATTTTTTTTTGTTGTGAAGATATAGACCTATTAGAATAAATACGCCAGCTAATATGTAATATAATACTAATAGCAGCGAGTGTCCACATTCTATGTTTGTATATCTTATAATTAAAGTCAATAGAACAATAGAGGCATTGTAACTAATAACAGCTCTATGCCAACTACAAAAGTTGAACGCATAACTACAAGAATACATAAGTGTAACTCCTGCAACAGAAACTCCAATACTAAAACTTATAACATCATTTAGCCATTCAGCAACACCAAAATAAACAAGAGTTGTATTAAATAGGATTCCGATAGCTGTAACTATCGGAATCCATTTAGCAAATAATAAGAATAGTTTATGTTTTATTAATATACTCTATTTCTTTTTACCACCTTTCCTAATATCAGAACTCTTAGGTCCAGCAGTACCAATGTTAATCATACTTTTAGTTTTCTTAGCCATAGTAATAAAATTAATTAAATTAGGTGAACAATATTGTTCGAGTAAATATAGTAATTAATTTCGTAATCGCAAAATTATTTTTTATTATATGAACGAATTTTTATATACTTAAACCAAGCATAATGTTTACGTTCTTTAAGATAATTAAGATTGCGATCATTATTGTGAGCTTCTTCTTCAAATGAAACATCATGATAACTATCATTTTGTTTTTTATGAGCAAATCTCACAATAAGATATTCAATACCATACCAAAAATAAAAACCTATAAAAAGAGTTTCTAACATTTGTTTAGTATGAATACGTTCGTGATTCTTAATCCTATCTGAAATATAATTTTTATAAAATACTATACCACAAATATTAATAGCAGCATAAGTGCCAAAAGGAAACCATTTATTTTTAATCCAAATCATATATTTATTCTTCTTTTTTATAACCAATTTTAAGTTTATTAAATATAGGTTTTAAAATCCAAGTCCAAATAACAGGAGCAGCAATAGAACTATTAATAAGTTTTAAAGCATCATCATAATTATTATATTTGTAAACACAAAACATAATTATTGTAGCAAGAATAAGAAAAATACGTTTAGTAAGAACGGGGACTTTTTTGTTCCCGTTAAAATAATCAGCAGTTTTAATAAGAAAATAAGTTACAATATTAATCATTAAGATATAGATAATATCGAAACTATCAAACACTTGTTTAATAAGAGTCTGTTCCATAAGTATTATTGAGTCACAGTCATATCTATTACTTTAGCAAATTGAGCATTAAAAGCTGATTCAGTAGTATATTTAGTACCACCGCCAAGTTTATAAGCATTGAAAGCAGATTGTAAATATATATCAACACTATTTAACAAATTAGTAGTAGTGTTAAATAATACTCTGGTAGCTGTTATATTATCAGTATTTGCATTTTGTAAATTAAAGAAGTAAATCGTATTAGAACTTACAAACCCTCTAATACATACCTTATAACTATTATTAGTAGAATCTTCAATAATTAGGATATTAGCTTTACTAATGCTCTCTCTAATATTTGTGTCTGTTATAGTAGTATTTAACAATGAACTATCTATGACATATAAATTATTGTGTAAAGTAATGAAGTTTTTCTTAAAATTAGCAGCATTGTTTTTACCTCCAGCACCTATATAATAGGTTGCCGGATCAGCATATGCAACACCTATGTTACTACACTTTTTTACGTTTACATCAAAAATAATGCGGTTCATAGTAATAATTCCATCTATACAGGACTCCATATTAAAGAAGTTAAGACTATTTCCTTTTAAAGCTCCCCTATTAAACACTAAAATGTTATTTTCTGTAACAACATTAGTAACAATAAGAGTAGTAGCATTTTGAACAGAAGAAGCTTCTGCATCAGTAAGAACAGTATTTAATTTAGATGAATCTAATACATAAGTATTTTCTGTAAGTTGAGCAACAAACTCTTTATACATTGATTTTTTATCAATTTTGGCACCACCGTTTGCTTTATAATAATTAAACATTATATCATCTAATTGACTACCTCTAATAGGTCTCAAAAGATTAGATGGCAGTTCCAAAGTAGTATAACGTGTCGAAACATTACTCTCTACACAAGTATAATATATTACAGTATCAGATGATTCACCTCTTATAAAAATCTTGGTCTTACCATCACCTCCATCCAATATAAGAAAGGTAGCATTCTTAATATTCTCTAACTTATCACCACTATGTACTTTATTTAAATCAGAAGGAGTGATATAACAAGAATTCATGTTAACTAATCTTGCTACTTCTTGATTAACAGCATCAGCGTTTTTACCAGTGAAACCAAATTGAGAATAAGCTCCATAAGGTAGAGTATAGTTCTTGGTATTTATTATCCATTTTTTAGTAGAAGTATTTACAGATAGTTCTTTATAGATTATTTTCTGGTCAGAGCCATCTATAGCCCCAACCATAACAAACTGCAAATATGTATTTGTTTTTGATTTAACAACATAAATAGATTTACTATTAGGATAATTAGCATTGTCATTTACTAAAATTATAGATGCTTTTTTTATCTGTTCAATAGTTTCGTCATCTAAAACTGCCCCTAAAGTACTATAATCAAGATATACAAAATCAGGAAATTCCTTAACTTTTACAAGACTATAATTACTACCCTCTTTAAGAACTTTATAGGTTTGTAAGTACCCTTGATTATATATCCTAAAACTTCTTTCAACAGGATCTACATCAATTATAGGAGAACTATAATCAGCACTATTATAACGCCAACGTAAATTAATCAATGGATATCTTGCTCTTTGATTAAGATATATATATATCGTACTAAATACCGAAGTATTTTGAAATTCAGATAAGTCAAGAGGATCTTTAATATCGCCTAAATAAACTGTTATAGTTTTTACTTTAAGCTCATTTATTTGATTACTCCAATTTTTATTTAAGTCTATAAGAGTAGTACCTGTCCAACGAAAACTATGATTTTGGTCATCACCAGCACCAGTCTTTATATAAATTTTACCGTCTTCAGGTTCAATAATTGTCCAATCATCTTCAGAAGTATTAGCCCCAAAATCAATAAATTTCTTATTATATTTTTCATTAATATTTCCAGCAGATGTAGAATTACTAATAATATAAAAAACTTTATCAGTATATTCTTTATTATTAATGTAAAAATCTACAGGATTATAACCGTTAATAGAAGAATTAAATTCAATAACGTCATCAACATAACTTGGTAATTGTTCGGCAGGAACTTTACCTCCTACAAGGTCAGCTTTACTATCAATACTTGAAGCAGCTTCATCAACATAATCAATAATTAAAGTAATAACTCTTTTAATCCATGCAGGCATTGTTAAAGAGTTAAACGTTTTTAAAACACTTTCTTTTGTTAGTTTCATAAATTACTTTACAATTAATTTAGTTTATTATACATCTTATTATAACATTATTAATTTCGTTTGTTTGCTCTATTGTACGTCCCCATACTCAAAGGTTAATAAACCATCAGAATCTTTTCTAATTTTAAATTGATAAGATTGATTTTTAAAATCTACTTTAAAGTTATAATAATTAATAGAATTTATACCATTATTAGTGTACATACATTTTACAGGAACTGATTCAGAATAATAACGTCTACCACTAATAACATATATTTGTTTACAAACTAAAGGAAGTTGATTTTCACAACAATTAATCATAAATTGAATAGGATAAGTGCATCCATGTAAATCAGTTTGTATTCCAGAAGCAGCTAATTCATTAGCAAAATCATCTTCACTTATAGCCCAAGTACCACCAATATCATTGATTTGCTGAACAATCCAAGTAAATGCTTCTCCAAGTTCAAAACCTTTTTTAGTAACAGTTTCTTTATAGTATATAATAAGTTGAGTATTAGCTTTTGTTGCACCACCATAATGCTTAATAATAGCATAATGTCTATAATGTTGTTTAAGCTCATCAATATAAGTATAAACTATATTATATTCTCTATAATCTGCAATATTATTATCAGTAAAAGATTCTACTGTGGCAGTAATAGTTTCTCCAGTATTTCCATTTTTAATAAAAATAGCAGAAGCTTTTTTAAATAAATTATTACTACTTATATCAGCCCATTGTTGACTACCGATAGAAATATTTGTTCCTATTAGACTATAAAAAAATTCAGGTCCAACAATAGTTAATAATCCATTAACAACTTGCTTTTCAATAGGACTAAGTAAACCAGCTTTTTGTTCAGTAGCAAGAGGAATATTTAAATATAAATCATCTCCAATATAAGTTTTAGTATTAGAATCATAATATTTAGTTTTAAAATGTAATTCAATATCAGTAGAAGCAATATCTACACTTGCTCCAGTAGATTCTAATAAAGTACTTGGCAAACTATCTACTAATGTTTTAAGCTCTTTACCTTTAGCTCCATCATAAGCTGTACCAGCAATTTCACCAATAACTACTGAAGCAGGACCAATTTCAGCAAAACCACTACCTGTCCAACGATAAACTTTATTAGTAGCTCTATTTACATAAATTTTATCAGAAAGAATAGCTTCATAAACCCAATCAGAAGTAGATGTATTATTATTTGTTTTAATTACAGTATTAGTATAAGGAGCAATAGTTTTATTATTTGCTAATATAATTTTATTAGTATATGCAGGATGATTTACAATTTCAGAAATATTAGCAAAATCTGTATTAATATCAAATTCAATAACATCATCAACATACGACGGAAGATATTTAGCATCTACTTTAGAACTTGCATTAAGAGGACAAATTCCACTTGCTGCGCCTTTTTGATTTTTATTTATAAAGTCATCAGTACTATACTCAATAATACCGTTAAAAATCAATTTTGGTTCATTAATATCTAACCAACTCCATTCTTGTTTAATAAGTATTTTACTATTACCACTTTCACAAAAATTACAAGTTATTTGAGCAGCATTAGTATTAGCGCCATCACTCATAAATTGCATAGTTCCTCTTACAGTAGCCCATACAGGATCTTCAGTTTTATAAGTAATTATGCAATCAAAAATATAGACTTTAACATCTAAAGGATAAGCTTCAACAATTTTTTGTATTTGAACAGCAGCATTATTTTCTATCGAAAATTGTTTGTCACCATTACTTAAAGAAGTTTGATAAGTGGCTTTAATATAAATAGTGCCTAAAGGTTTTTCTACAAGATAAAATTGAAAAGAATTAGTTTCTATATTACCCTGAAAAACAAATTTATTATCACTATTATAATCATAACCAATACCAGTTATTAAACAGTCATTTTCATGTCTTATAATAGAACAATTTAATTTGTTATATATAATAGTTGATTCTGCAATAACATTTACAATACAAATTGAAGGCATTCCAACATTAGATAATATGTAAGATTTTACTTCATCAATATTGCTTATAGTAAAAATTGATCCATCAGTAGTTTCAAAATTAATAGTAGGTATAGAAGAACTTTGTCCTCCTCCACCTGAACCAGCTTCAATAAGAGCTTTAAGTGCAGGATAATCATCTAAATGATTAAAAACATAATCAGTTCTATTGTAAACACTTAAATCGATAGCAGACTTTAAAGTAGGATAATTATTTATATTATTAAAAACAGAATTAATAAGAGTAGGAGCAATTTCTACAATTTTATCTGTAATTACTTTCTTTACAGCTGGATAACTATTAATATTAGTAAATACAGATTTAATTGCGTTTTCAATAGTAGTTTTTAAAGTAGGATAATTATTAATATTATTAAATATATAATTTACTTGATTAACAACATAAGTATTGAGAAGTTTCTTTAAATCCGGATAACTATCTAAATTTTTAAATACATCTCCAACTTTAGTTTCAATAATAGCTTTAAATTTAGTATAAAGGTCTGGATGAGAAGCTATATCGTTAAGTACATCGTTAGTAGCAGTAGTAACACTCTGTACAACAACTTCCTTTACGGGGGGATAATCATCAATGTTCGTAAAAATCTTTTCTACAACAGCAATAATTTCATCCTTGGCACCATTTAAATCCCATCCCTCCCAATTATCAATATTAGACCAATTAATGTTACTAAAATCACTAAGTTTATAACGTTTAGTCCAAATAAAACCATCAGCGTCTTTATAAGTAACAAGAGTTCCAAGATTACGCATAACCAAAGGAACTTCGTTAACAGTGGCAGCAAAATTACCGTTCCAAGGAAGAACAAGGTAATTAAACATACTAAGAAGAGAACTTAAATTTTTACCAGATTCAAGATCAAGAATGGCCTGAATAAGAGTAATAGGAAACGTAGTAAGTTTATCACCAAACTCTACAACGTAATCTTTAAGCACTTTAATATTTTCTACCTTTCTATCTTCTTTAGGGACTGAACTGTAAGCAGCAGTACTTAAAGAATTATATACTTGCTCATGATATTCTTTATTGTTTTGAGTATCAATAGAATCAATTATATAAGTCTTTTTAGTATCTAATACATAAACTTCAGCTCCAGCATTTACTTGTTCAATAGTTAAAGCATTAAGTTCGTTATCATTACCGACTACAATACGACCAGCAATTTGACGTTTATTTAAATCAGCAATATCTTCGAGAACTTCTGCTTTAAAAGTTTCATAATCAATTTTAATCTCTTCTTGGAGATTAGAAAGCACTTGCCAATAAGTAGTATTAGTAAGTTTTGTACCAACAGGAACTTTTTGTTTAGAGATATAAGAAGCAAAGTCATCATATACTACACAAAGACGATCGTATTCAATATTATCTTTCCAACGACCGTTAAGTGTAATACTAACTTTACCTAAATATCTAACGATAGAGTTAACAATATCTGTTATATTTGCCATATCAGTTTCAATGCTGTTCCCCCCGTAAAGGAAGACCATTGGTTATTACTTATCAGATTGAACATCATCTTTAGTAAGTCCATAAGTTTCAGTATAAACTTCTCCTTGTTTCTTAACTTCTTTAAGTAGACCAGTTTCAACATCCACTTCAAAAGTAGGAACAGAACCACAAGTTACCATAGCATACAACTCACCATTCTCGTCAATAGGCATAGTAACACTACCAAGATTTTCAGGAACTCCAGAACCTTTATAAATGTTACTAATTTGAGCTTTAATATAATTAATTAAAATATCTGCTTCTTTGCTCCTATTGAGAGAATGCGCAGCACAAGCTGCTTGAAACATATTCCAACAAGAAAGAATATTTTTATTACTACCAGAACATCCAGCTTTACAATCTTGTAACATTTCATAACCAAGATCACTAAGCAAAATTAATAGACGAGCATAAACACAAGCATAATCCGCAGGAATAATCATATAGACATACTGCGGATTTGTAACATTATTTTCATTTATATCACCCATATGTTAATAATTTACAACAATATCTAAATTCTTTACATTTTTACCTCCAGAAATCTCAAGATTACCACTACCATTATTTTCTCCTGTAACAGTAAAATACATTATATTATTTACAATATCTGTTTTACTAATCTTAAATAATGTAGGATAAGCATTATAAATAGCAATACTATTAGCATCTGTAATAAGTTTTGGACTACAAGTAACATAAACATCAATAGTTTCACCAACTAACATTTCTATATTATTAGGGGTAAATAGTAAAATCTTCAATAGGAACTTTAACAGAATTTACATAATTATAACCACCTATAATTTTATTATAAATAGCTATAAGTTTTTGTCTACGTTCTTTATCGAATAAACCAATATTTTCAAATGCGGTTTTAAGTAGCATCATATATTGATTATTAACAAAAATATCATTAGTAGGAAGAAAACCAAATTCTTCATTATTAACTATATCTTTGTTACCTTCAATTAAATAAACAGTAGAACTTAAAACAAGTTTTTTATAATCAGACATAAAATTAAAGTGCTTTATTAGTCACATATACAGCAAAATCTTGACACTTAATAGTCATTCTATTATTAAAAGTAAGAATCTTAGTTTCTTTATCTAATTTTTCATCAAATATAATATTAATAGCATCTTTCTCTACTTCTTTAATCCATTCTTCTTTAAGATATTCGTTTATCTTATTACCATCAATAGTATAAAGAGAAAGAGAATTGTAAATGTTATAATATTCAGCATTAACTAAATGTTCAACATTATTTATAATATTATCTCTATTAGTATTTATATGATTGTTTATAATAGTCTTTGTAACAAATTCAATTATAGTAGATGCTGATGAAAGAAAAGCTTGTCTAATAGCATAACGACATTTATCTCTATCTTTATCAATAATATTTGTAGTAATATTATCAAGAAAGTTACTTATTTTATTTATAGCTGCAACCAAATCATTAGTGATTTTAATATTAGCTTTCTCTCTTTTAGAATCAATCAGCTTTACTATTAATAAATAAATAACTACAATGATGGCTGGTGTTAACCCCTCTTTTAACGCATAAAGTATTATATTATCCATTTCGTACTTAAACAAAAAGGAGCCACCAATATTATCCATCAGAACAATATCAGTAGCTCCCTTTAATTAGTTTGTTGTATTAATTACTTTACAAAGGTTATTAACTACAATTCTGCCATAGCTTCAAGAGCTGTTTCAATAGCAGTTACCGCATCTCCGACTACACTTGCACTCTTATTAGGAATAGCGATCTGCACGATTTGATGAACAACTTCATCACGAGTCTTCGTTGCACGAGGAACGGCAAAACGTAAAGTAAATACCGTAAATCCATAATCAGTTTTCTTAGGCTGAGCAAGAGGATCAAGAGGATACTTAGGGTAAAGATACATATACGAATCACGATATGTATATTCGAAACCTGCATCAGCAGCGGCCATATCAGCAAGCTTCTTAATACCCTCAGCATCATTAAGTGCAGCTTCGCCACGAGTAGTATAAGTAATTTCCATACCAAACAGAGCATCGGCAGGAACAAGTTCGTAATCTACACCGGGTTTAGTAGCAGTAACAGTAACCTTAGCAGCATCAGCTACAGCAGTAAGACCAAGCAGAGGATTGTTATTAACATAATCAGCAATTTTCTTAGCAATCATGTTAACAGTTTCCGAAGTCTTATAAGCATGAACAGTAGCAGTCCAATTAGCACGTTCGTTAAACTGAATACCTTTCTTAACAAAGATAACAGAATGATCTTCCATTACAGTAACATCAGGAATCGTAAATTCAGCTACAAAAGTTTTAGCAGCTTTATAACTCGACTTAACGAAACTAAAATGATTATTGTAGAAAGGAAGAATTACTGGACCTCCCTCAGCAGAAGTGCGACCAAGTACGATAGCACCCTCGCCTTTCATTTCAGCACCTGTAGCACTAACAGTGAGTTTACCATCTTTAAGATAATAAAAACCTACAGCGCCAGAAGCAGCAAGTTCAGGCGTAGCTCCAGTTGCATAAGCAACATCTGCGGCACCCAAAATAAATTGTCTCATATTTGTATAATTTTAATAATGTTAATTAGAAGTTATTCCAACGCTCCTAAGATATATTTCAGCAGCAGCTTTCACTATATCAATGTGCATGTAGTCAGGCATATCGCAATCAACTCCATCTCCCTCAACATCGCTATACATAACGACAGCAGGTTTAGAAATAACAATCGCATTAGCTTTGGTCGGTATTAGGCCGTCCCCCGTAAAGGAAGTGTAAACCTCAATATCAACTCTACCAACTTGCCCCAAAAATACAACCACCGGAGATTTATAAGTTGGAGCATTACAATAATCTTCTAACGTTCTACCAAGAAGTTCAGCTTGTGTAACACGAGCATCATAAAAATTATTAGTCTCATTATATCCAATTTCAACAGCAGTAATATACATTACTGTATCTAAAGGAACATAAGTAGTATAACAATTTCGTTGATTACTCTTAATTGGAGCAGTTAGACTAAGTCTCTTAGAAAGAGTACTTAGTCCATTTATCTGCCCAACACGCGCATTATAGATTGTAACTTGCTCATTACCGGCAGAACCAAGATTTTCAGCAATAAGCTTTTTAATCACATCATTGACCGCAACGTTTATACAAGCGTCAATCTCACTTGGAAGAATAGCACGTATAGTCTGCATTCCCATTTGCTGGGCAAGTTGCCTAAACATTACGTGCATCTCTCCAATAGTCATATCAAATAAGTTTTAACTTATTCTTATATCCAGCTACCATAGCACTATTGGCTGAATCTTTAAACCAAGCAACAGCTTCTTTCATATTAGCTCCAATAAAGTCACCCTCCGGTGTAAGAATATTCTGATTGTGTTGTGCTCGAATAAATTCTCCACGTGCAATAAGGGTTTCAATAAGCGCTTTAAGTTTGATATCGTTATCACGACAGATATGATTAAACTTAATCGGGTCTTCAATAGAGAAACGGTCAAGTTGAGTTTCTTTAGTAATACGATCTTCAAGCATAGAGCTAACAATAGGACGTCCACTAATAACGCAATACTGAATATAAACAGCATCAAACATGTCAGGATCACCAACGATTTGAACATAGTTTGCTTTAGCATTATTAATCTCAGTACGAAGCTTTTTCTGAAGTTCAACTTCCTTATTGTTATCTTTGAAGTAAAAACGAATACTTGCATCACTGTTAATGAGAGCAGTATCTTTCGCAATATCGTTGTAAAGTAAACAATGACGATAAAGGATATAATCTTCAAGATTCAAAGGATAACCAAGTTTGTGCTTAGAAGTTTCAAGTTCGTTAAGAAGAGTAAGTTTTTCCTTGAGAGCAGCCCGAAGGTCTTTATTATTGCTTTTATTAGCAAGTTTATAATTACTCTCAATTTTTTCTTCTTTTTTCTTAATAGCAAGATAATCAGAATAATGATTATAATGAAAACTACAATCAAAAGTCTTTCCTAATTCGTCAACAGCAACTTGAATATTATTCAAATACTGCTTAACACGATTCATAAAATTATCGTTATTAGGAGAAAGACCAACCAAACGAGGAAAATAGGCTTCCACCTCTTCTTTATTAGAAGAAAGAACACGCGAACTCGAAACAGAACTACCAATAAAATCACGACGTTTAGTCATAACCTTATCATTTGCACGACGATAGAAAGAATAATTCTTAACCAAAGCGATTGTAATACTCTTACGTTCTACATAAGGTTCGTCATTCTTTTTATCAATCTCTTGTTGAACTGTAACTTTCGGTTCTTTTTTACCAGCTCCAACTTCCTTTTCTTCACTGGATGCTTCCTCTACGGGGCGACTACCATTATTAGGTGTTTCAGTAGAGGGTTTCTTGACAAATCCAAATCCAGTTTCAGCACCCCCTGTACCTTTATTATTTTCCATATCAATAGGAGTTTAAATGTTAATTACAATTTGCACTGCAACAGAAACATCTTAGTTGCAGTGTCCACCTGCAAGCCGAGAGAATCTTTTACCTCAAACCGCGACATGTCAATCTCAGTCGAAATAAAATTCGTTTCGGGAACACCCCACGAAGCAGGAACATCAGTCAGACCTTTAAGAACCTTTGCTTTATAGATTTGACCTTTCATACGAACCTTACGAACATTCTGATGTCCATTGTACGAAGAGAAGTCAATAAAGCAAGCTTGATGAGAAGTAATAGGAAGACCCGAACGAGGATGAATCATACCATTCTTCTTAGCAGTCTCAGCAATCGTACTCTTATCAAAGAACGAACAATGCTTAACGGTAATAGTATGTTCATCAACAGTCTTATAACGACGGAAATACTTTCCGTAAGCAAGACCAGCATCCGAACCATCAATCATCTTGTCGCCAAGAGGAGTAACGAAACCATTCTCCTTTGCATCCATACGCATAGCCTCATCGAAATCCTCAATGAAACCTTTACCGCCCATAAGAACAATGTTCATCGTTCCATCATCGGTATCACGGTCAAGAACATCACCAACGGTACGCTTAATCTTATTCAGAGTAAGATATTCACCGTAAGTATCGTAATTAGACTCACGACAAATCTCCAACATACCAGCCGTAGTAGGAATAGGTTTGCCGTTGTCCATATCTTTCAGACTAACCTCACCATTAGCATTACGGTTATACTCAGCCATCCAAAGACGCTCTTCATTAGCGATACGCATAGTAACGTTAAACTGTCGCATCTCTTCGTTAATCCAAAGTTTGTTCTTACCGCCATCACCACCTTCAAATTCATATTCGGTAACAACATTAGCAAGATTACCAGCAATTTCTTTAGAATAACGGTGGAACTCAAGTTGAGAAGTCATTTGACCCGGACCCATAGTATTACTCCGGTTTCCTTTCGAATACGATTCAGAAACAAGCGGAGCACCCATAGACCAATACTTACCAACAGCAAGCATTTCTGGATCAACGAAAGCATCAGGATTAGGCGACATAAGACGAAGAATGTAACCATAGCCATGAGCAGATTCTCCAAGGTCACGCTGAATACGAACTTGCGTATGACCGTCAGGAGCAGTCAGAGTATATTGTTCGATAAACCAATGAGTAGAGAAGTGAACCTCAAAATCACTACCACCAACACCCGGTTTAGTATTAGCCGTATTAAAGTAAGTTACAAAGTCATCAAACTTTGAACGGCCCATCGTTTTCCAAGTCCACTGAACAGTGTCAACATCGACAACACCAGCAGAACCACGACCCTCAGTAAGAAACGTCAGAGGAAAACGATCATCATCCTTACCATAATTGTAAGTAAGAAAAGCATTAATTTCGACAGGCTTCTGTAATTGAAGATTAGCAATACTCTCTTCATTAGAGTATCCTCTATCATCAAATTTACCTACCGAAAGAGTGCGCATTGAATACATAATCAATCAGTTTTTTAATTAATAAAAAGTTACTTAAAACCTAAGTCAATATCTTTACCTTTATTAGCTTGAGGTTTATTAATTTTAACACTTGAATGATTACGGCTTTTAGCAATCAACTTAAGTTTCTTAACTTCTTTATCATTGATAGCCATATCAACAAGGTTGGTATAATTACCACCTACAAACTTTAAATAAGCACGAAGTATAGCGTCGTTTCGTCTATTTTCAAGACTTTCTTTTGCAAGATCATTGTCATAACGAGATTTACCATTGCTATCAACTTGGTACATATAATTAAAGAAATCATCAGGTGTGGCACTAATCTTTTTACCATCACGTTCAATGATAATAGTATCAGGAATTTTATATCCTGCAATATTCCTACTATCAATAGTTTCTTTAACACCTGTCCAAAACTTTGTTTCTCGTTCAATAGCTGCTTGTTCAGCCTCTTCTGCTTCTTGTGCAAGTTGTTCGCGAAGAGAAGCATCTTTTTCCTGCAATGCGGCAAGTTCTGTTTTAGCAGTTTCGAGTAGCATCCCATTTGCTTTAAGATAAGCAATATAGTTATCTACATTACCACTAATCTTTTGCTCAGCCCAAGACTCACGAATAATACTTTCTTGTTGTGCTTCGTTAGATTCGTCAATAGTAACACCAGAACGGTCTTTAATATCAGTAAACCCTTCAATAGAACCACCATTAGTTGCGATATACGGAACCAAAGTTTCTAAGATAGGATATTTGGCATATAAAGTGTTAATAGCAGCTTCTTGAATTTCTTCTTTTTGAACTTCAATAATAGATTCTACATAAGCTTTAACGCCATCTGGAGTATTTTCAAACTCAATAGGTTTACCATTTTCATCAGTAAGTTCAACATCAAAAGTCTTTTGCAATGTTTCAATGCTAATCTCATCAGGATTAGTATTTTCAACTTCAAAACTTGCAACCCACTCTTTAACATCTTTTGCCTCTTTAAAGACTTTGCCATCTTTATCGAGAATATCGCCGTTCTCAGCTACAGAATAAGTAGAACCATCTACTTCGATTTCAGTACCGGCTTCATAATCATGAGGAACAGCATTACCATTTCCATCACCATTATTATCGCCATCTCCATTATTATCGGTACCATTATTTTCATTAGTACCATCGGTACCATTGTTTTTGTTAGGATCATCATTGTTATCATCATTAATATCAGGAGGAGTAAGAGTACTCTTTCCATTATTAATGTCGTTAACATCATCACCGGCTTGTCCTCCGGTAGCTCCGGCACTATTACCAGATGAACCGCCACCAAAGCCAAAATCAATTTCAGCCATAACAACTTTTTAATTAGGTTAAACAATTTATACAAATATAATAATTATATGTATATGATGCAATAGCAATATCAATTTTTATTCAAAAATCTATATTATCATCTCCTATTATATATACTGTTATATGAAATTTTGATTTTCCGCCCCGTAAAGGAACGCATCCTATTTGATTATCGCATTATTTGCTTCGTTAATAAATTCATATATAAAGCCTCATATAGCTAAATAATAAAGCCCGGAACATTGCTCCGGGCATTAATTCAGTATTATTTTTTAGTACTCTTTTTACCTTTAAAATCGTACTTATTTTTGTTCTCTTTAGCAATCTTAAGTTTAGTATCAATATCATGCATCTTAACAGCACGGTCAGCAGCTTTACTTGCAGCATCAATATAATTCTTTTCTCGTTCAACTTGTACTTTATCACGTTCAACTTGTGCACGAGCTTCTTCGAGACGAGCTAATCCAGCAGTCTTTTCAGCTTCAGGAACATCAGCATTATAACTAATCATGTTAGCATCAGCGCGAATAAGTTCAATTTGCTGGTCAAGATAATTCTTAACTTCAAGCGTTTTACGGTCTTCTTCACCTTTAGCTGCAATCTTTTGTAACTCAAACTCTTGTTCCATTTGCGCGAGTTGTTGGTCCATAGACTTTAAGGCTTCTTCGTGCTGTTGTTTTTCTGCTTGGAATTTCATAATCAAATTCTTAACAGCAGAAACATTATCTCCAGCAATAGAAGCAATAGCCATATTCATATCACCATTTTGAGCAGCACTAAAAGCAAATTGCTTAATTTGATCGAGCTTTTCTTTCTCTTTAATAGAATTCTTAGCTTTAATAATATAATCAGCATAAACATGACTATTTACGTCCAAGCTAATGTATTTAATATTATTATCTGCATCTCTATAAGATGTATTAAGACCATCTATCCATGCAAGTTTAGTAAAATCAAGATCACGAGCACAATCTCGTTCTCGCATAGCATCGAACATAAATTCGATAATAACAGAACCCATAGACCCTCGCATAATAGCTTCTTCAGTAACTCCTTTACCAGCACTATTAGCAATTTGACCATAACGTTGAGGCGTCATGTCTACACGGTCTTTTGCAGTATTTTCAATTTCAGTAATAAGATTAGTAAGCTGTGTAATATAATCTCCAATAGAAGCATTAAGCATCCTAATTTGTTGAGCTTTAAGCATGTTTTGGTCATCACTATCGTCTATATATAAAACACCATCTGCGGCCATCTTATATATAGCATCCTCAACATCTTCTTTAGAAGAACCAAGAAGTGATTTACAAACAAGAAGAACGCTAAGTTTATTCTTAGCAATAGCCATTTCTCGATGATAATAAACAATGTTCATAAATACCTGATAAGGGGTCATTGTTTTAACAATAGAGAAAGGACCAAAACCTTTAATGAGTTCTACAAGACCATTGTAAGGTAATTTACCTTTACGATTATAAGCAATAGCCCTTGCTTTATAAGGATAGATTGCATTATTACGTCCTCCAATACGAACAGATTCATAAACTTGAGGTTCATAAATATATTCAATAGAAACATCTCCTATTTTAGGATTAAGAACATAATCATCATTTACTACACGTTGAGCAAGGAAACCATTTGCAGCATATGTGACAATAGCTCTTCGAACTTCACCCCGCCAAACGACATGCCATACGTCATATAGACCAGTATTGTTATCGCGAGCCATAATACTATTAGACTCAAATGCTTCACGTTCTTGAGCAGTAAATTTAGAACAAACATCTCCATAGTAACTTGCATACATTTGATAACTAAGTGGAGTAGCATCGTTGGCACTATGACGAGCGTAATATGTTTCTAAAAACTTTCTATCTTTTTCACTAAGATATTCATCAAAATTATCTACAATTTGTTGATACGTCATTTTCATACGTTCAGCAAACATATCATAATCTTCAACGAATTGAGAATCATTAGGAACAGGAAAAGCATCACGAGGAGAAACAACTCGTTTAATAAGTTTATTACCTACTACATCGGAGTAAGTATAACATTCTCCAAATGCTACAAAATCAAAATATGCTTGTGAATATAAAACGAGACTTTCAGTAATATCATCTATAACATTAAGAAGCTCTTGTCCTTGTGCAGAAGTTTTATCAATATATTCTTGCTTAAATTTTTCAATTTCAGCATTTATATTAATAGCTTCTTGAGGATTAAATTGCTGAGGATCATTACCTTCATTTACAAAACGTTGATAAGACTCAGATATTTTAGCTGCAATTTGTGCTTCAGCAAGACGAAGCATTTCTTGCTTAATCTGAGCATCGCGAGCCATAACAACATCAGGGTTGTTAGCTCCAACAATAAAATCATGAGGGTTCTTAATATATTCAGAAACATAACGACGAATAACCCCAGAAATAATATCATAGTTACGCATCGTTGCAGGAAACCTTTTATACTTTTCATTAGTAGCGTTATAAGGATTAAGAATTTTAGCATAGAATTCATCAGGAATATCATTCGCTAACATTCTATACATCTTTTCTAATTCTTCTCTATCAGGTGCAGCAGCTAATCCAGCAGAAATAACATAATCACAACAATTAGCATACCATTCGGGCTTTTCTTTTTCAGCATTAGAAACACGTTGATTAGGAAAAGCGTATGAAGCAAAATCATGAAATACAGCGGCCATAATTATTTTTTGTTAAAACCAAGGACGAGATAATATATCTTTTTCATCATCATAAACATTAATTTTCTTTCTTTTATCCATTTCTTTTTTGGCATTGATATCCATAGCTTTCCATTCAATACCTCGAACAATCATTTCAGAAACTCGGTCAAAGTTTCCAACAGCATTCCATTTCTTTAATTCGAGAATAGTTTGATAATCATAAATACGATGAAAGTTCCTAATAGGATTTCCATTTTCATCTTTACCTATTTCTTCATAAAGAAACTCTTTAAGTAATCGAAGAGCATCAAGTTTACGTTGAGCACCACCACCTATACTAAAACCATAGCTCAAAGAAACTTTACCTTTAATAGTAGAATCCCAAACAAACAAAGGATCATAAGCAAGATATTTAATAGCTTTCCATTGTCTAAAATTTTTAACCGTTTCACCACGGTTAATTTCGACACATGTAGTTCCAATACAGTTATAATATTTAGCAAGCATATAACAAATTCTATCAGCTTCTTCAAGACTATCAGGACGACCGTAATAAGAAGCTACAAGTTTTTGTTTATATCCGTTATTAATATTAGGATTCATCCAAACTTTAATACTATTGTGAGAATGTCGAGAAGTAATTTCTTTTCCTTCTTTATCAATACCAACAGGGTCGTAAGATATACTATAAGTACCTTGAGGTATATATCTTTTAACACCTGATTCAGTATACTCCTCAATATACTCTGGAGCAAACCATCGTCGAATACAACCATGAGGTTGTTCATTAGCACGACGAGGAACACCATTTATATAGTCATAAACTCTTTTTCCTTCTTTATATAGACGCTCATTAGATTTAAATTGAACTTGTCCTATTTCGCTTTCTTCAAGCATACCATCAACATAAAACTTATAGAGTTCGTCATTTCTAAGTCTTTCTTCCCAAGCAGTAAGTTCTTCAGAACTAAACAAGTTTTCAGTAGCACTACTAAAAGACTCAGAAGGAGTTAAAGCATACTGACCAAGATAGTTAATATAATCAGCATATGTTTTAGATGTAGACTTACGTTCTTCTCGTTCTCGTTTGGCAATAACAAGTCCTATTTCAAGATTGCTATTACCATCTTTATCTACACCTTTAATTTTATTTATTTCACCTTGTAATCCCCAACAATAGGGTTTAAAGAAACCGCAAACTTCGTTCCTACTATCTTTATCCCAAACGTTTTCAAAAGGCATAAAATGAAACGCTTTAGGATTATAAAAGTTTGTTTCAAAAATCTGCATATTACCAGAAGTAGCAGTACCCCAAGCCATAAGAATACCAGTAGTATAAGCACCAGTACGCATAGCAGGTTCAGTAACGTTCATAAATTCATCAAAGTTATCCATAGTAGATAACTCCTCAACTTTAACACAAACAGCATCTTTACCAATAGCACAATCAGGATTATTCATTGCACTAACAGAAAACAAAGAAGATTTCCAAGAATTATCGGCTTCCATGCCATTAGATAGTTTATAACCTAAACGAAAGTCTTCTTTATTAGTACTAAATATACCTCGAACAAAAGGAGTTTTCTCTTCATAAAACTTAATTCCACTAATAGCAAAATCAGATAAACCTTTATCAGCAGTAAGGAATTTTTTATCAGCAGCAACATGAATAACCATCTTACGTGATTGAAGATTTACTCTATTAGCGCTATCGGAAGCCATAATATAAGAAAAACCTCCACGACGAGTTTTGTCAATAATAAGATGAAAACCATTATTCTCTGCAAACTCCATTACATGGAATGTCCAAAACTGAGCATCAATAAATTTAGGAAAACTATAATATTTCTTTGCAGTATTAGTATTACCACGTTTAATAGTAGTTTCATCTAACTGCTCCATTCTACTATAATTAAGAAAGTTATAATGAGCACCAGTAATACGAATTTCTTTAATAGAACCATCAGGCATCATTAAACATGGAGCAGAAAAACCCTTTTTACGTCTATATTCTTCACGTTTACGAAATTGTCTATGAGGAATACTATCTTCTTTATAATGACAATATTTATTACCATTATCAAGAAAATAATTAGCTACTTCTTGAAAAAGATGTGTATTTACAAAACGCATTCCGGGTTGAATATTCATAAGAAATCCTCCGCTATCTCCTACAAGAAAAAGATCATCGGGATCTACAAATCCAAGCTCTGATGCTTTTTTATAATTACTCTTATCTTCGTTAATATATTCAAGAAAAGGATATTTATCTTCAGCCATAATAACTTATTTAATTAATAAAACAAGTATAGTAACAGCAACTGCTCCACAAGTTGTACCTACAAGTATTTTATTTTTATTTCTTTGTTTTTCAATAGTAGCGTGTAATTCTTCATTATACTTATTAGCATCAGTTATTCTACTCTGTATATCTACAACAATATTATTATATTCATTAATTTGCAATTTCTGCAATCTAATAATAGTATCTTGTTGACATATAATTTGAGCAAAACCTTTACGTTCTATAAGTTTAGCATTAGCCTTACGAATAAGTTCAATAGGAACAATACATTTGTCATCACCAATTAATTGAAGTTCCCCCGTAGAGGAAGCAATCAGTTCCTTAGTCTGACAATAGCTTTTGAAAGTTAGCAATAACAGTACTATCGTCAGCAGTTTGATTAAGTTGTAATTCATAAATTATAGAATCTTTAATATGAATAATCATAGAGTCTCTTTCAATTATATTATATTTAATAGAATCAATAACTACTCTATTATAACTTGTATCAATAGGTTTGATAGGTTCTACCGGTATATCTTTTTTAACAGATAATCTCGATACTAAAAATATAAGAACAAATATAATAATAAGATATATTAAATCTCTAAGTGTGAAATCTTTCATAATATATTATGATTTAATTTTAACAAGTGTAGTTATAAGTTCATCTGTAACTTTAGTTGAAGTAGGTAATCCACATGCTTCATAAGCAAACTTAACAGCAGTTCCAACTCCCATGTTTACAGCAGTATCAAATATTTCTTCAGCAACACGTTGAGAAGTAATAAGGTCTAATTGAATAGGGTCCCAATATTTAGTCTTGTAAATATCATCAACAAGACTCATAAGTTCTTTATCGGCAAATAACTTATCGTTAAGCCTCGATAATCCTTGTGGCAACATGATACCAACTTTATGTTTATCAATAAGCGCCCAACCTTTCCAAGTTCTATTATTATTTCTCGAAACACCAGCAAATGTTTCTCCACCTGAATCATCAGGATCATTTACATATCCTGCTTCCCATTTAAGAACTTTATTTAGAGCTGTTTTGAAATCCGCCATATTTAATCATTTTATTATATAAAGTATAAGCTCCCATCTTAGCTAATATAAGATCTCTATTAACATCATCTTTATCAGAAGTTAATGTATTAAGAACTCCCCAATTAGCTAAACTAATCCATTTATACCAAAACAATAAATAAGGAATACGAATTTGAATAGTATAAGATGTAGCAAAATCTTCAATAGTAGAACCATTAAATTCTCCTATAACTCTTTCCTCTTTTATAAGTCTAATTTCTCTTAGACCACAAAGACCATATTCAAGAACTTCCATAACTTATTTAAATTAAACATTATTAATTTATTCTTTAACTTCATTACAATGTTTAACTAAACTATTAAAATTATCTTCATACATAAAGCAATATCCTTTGCATCTATAACGTGGAACAGAAACTTTAGAATTAGCTTTACAAACTCTACTAATATTAGTAGAAGAGTCATTTATAGATTTAGCAGCATTCAATACGCTATCAAATATTTCAGTATTATTATAATCTTTATATTTAAATTTAACTACTTTTATCTTTCTATCAATATTATAAGAACGAAGTTTATTTACTTGTTTGGAAACAGTAATAGGATTATTATTATTTTCTTTTATTGTAGCCCATTTAAGATTTTCAACATTGTTATTAAATGTATTCGTATCTATATGATCAACGCATGATTTATTATCAGGATTAGGAATAAACGCTGTAGCAACAAGTTTATGAACAAAATATGGAGTGGCTTTTAATGAAACTTTATAATAATTTCCAACAATAAAAGTAGACATTAATTTATTAGAAATAATATTCTTAATTCTTCCTTTATTAGAAACATAATAAATATTATCGAAACCTTTAATTGGTTTCCATATTTCTCCATCTATATTATTTGGAGTTCCATTTTTATAACGTTTAGTATTAAAATTAGAATTATGTCTTTTATTTTTAATCTTGCTATTGTTATTAATAGTAAAATTAAAAATTACTCGTTTAACGTTCTCTTTATCCATCCTTTATAAAATTTAATTTGTGCAGGTTTGTTATCAACTATTTTTGTATAATATTTAATTCGAGCAAGTTTATAATTTGCAATGAATAAATCTTCACCAAGACTATCTCGTATCATTTTAAGACTATCCTGATAAAGAACTATATCATGTTCTAAACGAATAATACGAGCAATATTACTTTGTTCATTCACTGTATCTTTTACAGGTATATAGATTGTTTCTTTTACGGGGGGACTGTATCTACAACTTGCAACTATACTTGCAATTATTACTATAAATAACTTTTTCATAAACCTAATGAAAATTGAGTATTAATTTGTTGAGCTCTAAGAGTTTTTCTTCTATCTTCAAGAATAGCCATAACTTCATTTCTACGATATGGCATTTTGTGCATAGTAACTTTCTCAACAGGATTCTCTTTAATCTTAAAACTATTATCAGGAAAACGTTTAGGCATTCCATATTTGTTAAGAACAAAATCAGAATCTATATGACAAAGCCATAAACCAGCACAAGGAATGCCAAGAATGATTTCCACATAAGCGGCATAAATAGAAAGCTGCATATTATAAATAGAACCATTACAATTAGGAAGATTATTAAGAGGAGGCAACAACCATTCATCTTTAGGAACCCAAACATCAGTATCTTGTGCAGGCTTTTCAGTCTTATCTTTTTTAAAATAACCAGCTTCAAATTTAAGACCTCCACGATTAGTCTTATAATCGCCTATAACAAATTTATCGTCTCGTATACACAAAACATCAATAGTGCCAGAAAGAAGATAATCAATAAGAAAGGCACCAATCTCTGCATAGATTTTATAGCCATTCTTGGTGTAATAATCAAATACATTATAAAGATCAGTATACTTTCTCTCAGTATAATCAATAAAAGCTTTAATATCGAGTTCTTTGACATGCTTATCTATTTGAGGTAAATCAGCAATAGTAGTCATAGAGTTATCTTCATATTGCTGAGAATATCGAATAGCATCATTAAACTTAGAAACAAGTTTTACTCCATCTTCAAGGCCATTATGAGTTTTACTTCCTCTATCGCAAGCTTCATCTCTAATAGCGTCCCATTGAGCTGCAAGTTTCTTTTCACTAATTCCAAGTTCTTTAGCTTTCTTACGAAGCCAATAAGATTTATCAAACCTCGGAGAATAATCGTGAAGAAAGGTAGTAGTAGAAAGATACTCGTTACCTAAAGTATCAGTATATTTGTGTCCATCTTCTTTAAATATAAGACGAACATCATTATAACGTTTATCTCTTAATTGTAACATAACTTATTTTGCAGTTGTAATAGCTTCTGTTAGAAAAGAAGAAAAAGTAGAAACAAATTTTTCATTTGTAGATAATTCATTTTCACCCATAGTATCAAGAATAGAATGAGTAAGTTCATGAAAGAAAGTATTCAGTTTATTACTTTCACTTTGTTTAGTATCTTTGTTACATAAATCTGCAATTTCAATTCTACTTGCTGCAAGTAAACAATTTCCTAAAGCATTATTATCACAACGTTCAACATGATTAATATTGACAGTAACTCCGCCAACATTAAAAGATTCAGGTATTTTAAATTCCATATTATAAACTACTATTAGCATCCATACTTGAAGTAACACCTTTACCACCACGAGCCATAACTTGTTCAGATTCTTCTTTAAGATTTTCTTTAGCAACAGATACAGCTTTCATAAGTTCAGGAATTTGTTTAGCACGAGAAGTAATCTTATCAAGATTATCAATAACAGGACCAATATCTTCTTGTGTAATACCACCATTTAATTTCTCAGTAAGCAAATCATGACATTTATTAATAATAATATCGGCAGTATGAATAGAACGATATAAATTTTCTAATGCTATACCAGCAGGGCCTACTGCTAATTTATAATATCGAGCTGCTATTTTAAGGACAAGACTATCTGGACTATAATCTTTGGGCAAATCAAAATTCTCAATAGCCTCTTTAAGACATTCTGCATCAGTAAGACCTTGTTGTCTTGCAGGACTTCGAGGATCAGCAAGATAATATATTACCCCGCACTCTTTCATATACTTAAGTTTATCTTTAGTATTATCACGTGCGTAAAGTAAACATATATCTTTATCTAATAATTGATGAACAGTAGGAGGTTTAGGCATCCCACTATCATCAATACTAATTATGTTTTCTATTAGTAAGCTCATCGTATTTTTCTTGTAATTCAAAATTAAAAGGAACTTCTTCAAATATACTCATACAATAAAGAAAAGCATCAGCATACGCTTTTCCTAAAGTCATACAGTATCTAATATAACGTTTATTGTTACGTTTTTTAATCTTATCTAAAACACGTTTACGAATTGTTTCAGCTTTGATTTTATCTTCTTCATAAAAATACAGGCCTCTGGCATATTCTTTATACTCATCTTTATCCATAACTTGTCGGGCAAGTTTAAGTTCTTTATAATGAGCAGTCATTGCTTTATCAATAGGATTATAACGAAGATTGCCAACAAAAGGCAAAGCCATACATTTGAAATCTTTGACTCCTTTAGAAATAGTTTTCTCAATAAAGTCAATAATCATTCTACATGTATCTTCTTCTTTTTTGTTATTGAACTTTAAATCATTAAATATATCATCTGCATCTTTACAGATTAATACATATTCGGCATCAAGTTCATCTAAGTTTTTAATATTAACTATATCACTCATGTAATACAATTAAAAATAATAAAGCTGATATGAATAATAAGCACTCGCTTCGCTCGTGCGCTCCCCCGTAAAGGAAGCACCACGTTCCATTATTCATACCAGCTCTAAAATCAATATATTGTTAATTAACACTTTCGTTATTCTTTTCAACAAAAGGATGGAGTTTATTTCCGCCTATTTCATAAGCTCCAATAACATTATTAATAGGTACAATCTTAAACTCAACAAAACAGCATTTAGGACTTGCATTTTTACTATCAATAATAGTTTTGCCTTCTTCTTTAAAATAATCTCCAGTTATAATATCATTTCGCAATTCTTTGTCATCATCAATAAAACTATTAACTGCGGTTAAAGTAATATCATTACCAGCAGAATTATAATGAGTACCCATTTCAAGAGAACTTCTATTAATAACTGCTCGATAACCAATTTTCAGTCTTTCTTTAATATCTTCATTAGGTGTACAAACCTTTGCAATAATAGGAACAACTTCAACAGTGGGAGTATTTTTAGCATTAACTACACTTGCAAGACTAAATAATTTAATTTTATGTACAAGAGCAATAACACAATAATGATCTTGGAGAATAAGACTATTTAGCATAGCTTCATAATGTTCGGGAGTAATTTCCTTAACACTTGTAGGAATCAAAAGCGAATAGTCTTTTAATTTACTTTCTAACTTAATCATTTCTTTGTTGTTTAATTGTTATACGTTTAATAGGAGGAACTTCTGCATCACCCTCTTTAAGTTTTGTTTGAATAGCATTAATTAGTACCATATAAATATAAATATTAAAATGAAACAATGAAATAAATTTAATCAATATTTATATAAGTACCAAATAAAAACGCTTTTATTTTATAATATTATAAAGATGTCAAAGAGTAATAACTATACATTCAACATTACTTTCAATAACATTATCAGGAGTACGATTAGGATTAAGTATAGCACGATCAGTATATAATTTCTTATTAGGTGTAGTCATTTGTCCAAGTATTTCTTTTTTAATAAGCATATTGATAGCATTTCTTGCATTACGTCTATTAATACCATGTTCCGCTTCACACTTTAAGAAAAACTTATCATCAAATTTAATAATACGAGTATTAATACCTTTAGTATAAAAATTACGAAGAGTAGAAATAATATTACCATAGACAATAGTTTCGTTATGGTTCAACTCATATAACATGCTTGCAATAATAACAAATTTCTTTGTAGTAGAAATAACACTTTTAGGAACAGCAAGATTAATAACTTGTTGTTTACCGTAAACTTTATAATTGGCTTCGTCTACAACTTGGCCATCAAAATTATTACCAATTAAATACATAGCAATATAGGTTTAACAATTATTTATGAACAAATATACAAATAATTTTGTTATTACCAAATAAAAATGTTATATTGTGTAATATTATAATACCTTAATGTTGTAGTTATGGATAAAGAAAATTATGAAGTTATTGGAGTTGATATTGGTATTGATATTAATACAATTCCTAATGAAAAATCTAAAGATGTAGATGAACTTATTAAAGAAGTTCTTTGAGAAAGAGGTTGTTATTGTGAAACATGTAATATTGATTAATATGGATGAATACAGAAAGAATGAAGAGCTTGCTGCTGCAACTATACTTATAGTTCCTGTTCTTGTTATTATGATTGCTATTGTATTTGGAATTATTGGATTTATAATTAAATGTATTTAAATTATGACTAAAGAAGAAATTATTAATAATAAATGGGGATTCACTATTTATCAGATTGATAAATATTATCGTATTATTGTTAATTATAAAAATGATTTAAATTGTCATCCATCTACTGCTATTATAGCTTTTATACATTCTTTTCCTTTTGATAGAGATGGGCTATATGAATTTCTTAATGAAGTATATTATAATTGGACAAGTTTTCTTGAAACTATTAGAAATGAAAAATAAAGTTATTTGGAATATAGGATTAATAATGATGATATTGTTGTTATTTATACTTATCATTATTGTAGGAACTGTTATTCATATTGGCGCTGCTGCTATTGGAATTGGATAATATGTTAGACTATACTATTATTAAAGAGCTTTCAGATAAATATGAAGTAGATGAACAACAAACTATTCATATTATACAACAAGCTGATTATATTAGAGTTGTTAATCCTAAAATTAATAAACCTGTTTTGACTATAGTTAATGAAGCAGGATTTGATTTCGGAGAAATAGGTAATAAAATTATCTATGAATATTATGATAAAAATAATGATATTATAGAGTCGGGCTTATAGTTCGACTTTATTTTTTGTTTGTGGAAAATGTGTTGAAGTTTATGAGGGGTAGAATAGAATGTGATTTGTGTTTTATGGAAGGGATTATATTAAGGATAAAATAAAGAGTTTTTAAAATGAGAAATAAATGAAGAAAATATATTAGAAATTATATAAGTAAAAGTAATGATAATATAATGTATAGTTTATATTTGTGTAAAAGGGGACCTATTGTATATGAACCCCGGGGTCTTGGATTGGACTTGAACTCCCCCGTACTTGTTTATACAAAATCAAATTAATTCGATGATTATTATATTATTATAAAAATAAATAAAGATATTGATAGAACTACTATCATCCCTCTCAATAATAACAATAAAGAATTTGGCATTGAACGTTTCATTGCTATAACTAAAATCTACTATGAAAAAGTACATTGGAATCTTGAACTTCATCAACCACATCGTGTGCATGATTATATGCATTGTGGTTATCGTATTGGCCATTGAGAACAACAATGAGCTGTACTTCTGCGGTTGCATAATCGCATTGCCGTTGCTGATGTGGAACCTGAAAGTGTTCGCAGAGAAGATGGCAAACGCATTTGACAAGTAGATAGTGTTGTTGGGACTATACGTCCTAACGGCACTATTGCTGCAAACATTCCCTCATATAATAACAATAAAGAATTTGGCATCGTTAGTGATGCTCCGGCTGTTCGTACTGGCAATACGACCGTCGTTAATTCTAATGCCCGTGCCAAAGGAGCACGTAACGTTGTTATGGCAACTCAAACCAAAGATGCGGTTACTACCGCTGTTACTATCGTGAAGACCAAACTGGTCCGCGTTAGTGTGTACGAAGGTGTTGACGGTATTCGCTACCGTTTCAACTTTGCAGATTCTTTTCCTGCGTATCGTCGTGGAGAAGATGGCCAGAATGTTTTGGCCACTGCTGATTATGTCGATTTCCTGCCGAACGTGGCTATTGCTCAGCTCATCAACTGTCTGCCGGAACTTGCAGACCTTCACGTTGATGCTCGCGAGCGTGCTATTCGTCAGGGTGTGAGTGGCGGAATCAATGCTGCTCAATTGCAGATTCTCTGTCGTGGTGCAGAGTTCGTGATTGAGCGTGTTCAATTCGCTGCTGGTGATCCGTATAAGACGTATGACGGCGACGATGCTGTTCACGAGCACGAGGGCTTCTCGACCAACATCAAAGAGGTCAAACTGCTCGACAAGCAGGTGAAACTGCTGGAGAACATGCAGATGCAGCTGCTGATGAACCAGCTGTGATACAACGGGAGAGGCGGTGAATAACCGCTTCTCTCCTTTCTGTTCTTTACCCTCATATAATAACAAGAAAGAATCCGAGCGATATAGGGACATGATATTAAGAGTTCTATATAGTGCTCGTAATTGGTAGTCGTAATGGACGAGACACAAAGGGTAACTGCCATGCTGTCGCTGGTAGTAATGTAAGCGATATTCATATTAACGTTTATGTTGCTATAAGGCAAAAATCCCATTATATGTATATATATATTCCGTAAGGAATATATACATATAATGCCCTATTTTTGGGTAAAAAAGGGATATTACACAATGGATGATTTTATTAATGGTTACTATGATAATTGTTTTATTAATCATTATGCGAATGAAAATAATACTCTTATTTAGTGTTATTAAATGTTCTGCAAGTGATGGTGATGTTGTTCAAAAACTTGTTTTTGAATAACTCACAGGATTCAAACAATAACAATATAAACAAAATTAATAGTATGATTATCATTAAAATCATTATCAAAATCATTCATAAATAACAGAAGCACAAATAGAATATAAAATAACAACAGGAGAATTATATACAAAATCATTATTAACTTCTATATTTTCAGATTCAGAATCGGTATTAAATTCTCCTGTTAAAATAGGAATAGGATTATGGATAGCTAAATCATAGTTATTAGCACTGGGTTTAGTAACAAAACTATCCATAACCTATTCCTTTATAATTAAAACAAAGAATATAAGTAAGATTTTAAATAATAAAATCATATTTAATTTCATTAAATTGATTAACAAAATCATTTATATTTACTTTTTCAAAATGAATATTAACAAAAGGAATAGGAATATTAATGAAATTAGCATGTTGTTTAGTGGATTTTACAATAGCAAAATCATTAGTTCCTATTCCTTAACGATAAAGAGGTGGAATAAGAATAGGAAAATTAGATTTATTAAAAGTAAGAATAAGAGAGAAAGAATTAGTAAGTGCATCTGAACCATCTCCACTCCTTCCTCCCTATCCTACTCCATCATAATCTTCCTTTCCAATTTCCACATTACTGTCAAATCATTGAACTTTAAGTTCAAATTTTTAACTTTCAATAATTCTAACACTATCATCCTATGCTTTATACTTATAATCAGTACTATCTCCGTAAATATAAAACGGAACTAAATAACTGGGTTCAATCCTATTTCCAAATGGAAGAATTTATATGTATAATTCCATCCTCAACATTAATTGAAAAATTAATAATATCAGGAGCAAAAATAATATTAGAATCAAAAGTTAAAGAAAGAATAACAATTTCAATCATTAAACCACCCAAAACAAGATAAATTATGGACACAATAACATTATTAACTGCATTATTATTAGAAATCATTCTTTATACAATAGTAATAGCAATAATTATACTACAATTAATAGCTATAATATGGATTATAACTACAATAATTAAGAAAGTATTTAAAATACCAACAAAATAAATCACAACTTATGTTATTATATGCAGGAGGAAAATTAGCAGATTATACATCATATTCACGAAGCTCTTCTTTATCAAAACAAGGAGCAGAAATTCTACCTTGGATCATATTAGCTATTGTAGTAATAATAATAGTATTTTTAATATACAAAAATACAGACCCAGATAAACATGAAAAATCATCAAATGGGATGGCTATATTTATAGCATTCATGTTAGTATGGGGTTTACCATTATTACTAATGATATTAATATCATAGCTTATGGAGTCAATAAAAATAATTGTAATGTGTATATCTTTAGTAATAACAATAGGATCAACTATTTTTGCATCTTATGTAGCCATTAAAGAATATAAACAATACAAGAAATATAAGAAACTGAAAAAGTTATAATATCATATTTGTTAGTACTTGTACTTTTGATATTATTTGCTCTTATTTGCACCCCCGTAGAGGAACTACACCGAGACACATCTGTACTTGCCTTATTAACATCAACAATAGTATCAAATCGAGTTGGATTCATTCCTTTACGGGGGAACATCATTAAAAATATATTAAACTTCACCTATGGATAACATAATTGGATTCATATTAGCAATAATATTTTCTATAATAGTATGTACAGACATAATAACATACATTATAAAAGTAGAGAAACTTGAAACTAAAACAGAAAAAAGACTTCTCTCCTTTCAAATATTATCAAAAATACTATTTACGTGCTTAATAACTATAATGTTTCAATTAATAACAGAAATATTCGAAACACTACATTCAGCATAAGCGATAGATACGGCTTTAACAGTATCTAAATTAAAGTTAATTATTAAATTATTATGGAACAACCTGTTGTACAAGGTGTAGAACAAGCTGCTGCTGTTCAGCCTGAAGTTAAGACAAGCGATTATGATGCCATCGTTAAAGGTATCATTGCTGCCGGTGGCAAAAAGATTCCGGGTATTCGTGTTAAGAATGCGAACTTTACTGAAAAGGATAACTATACTATGGTTTCCTTTACTCTCGCAAACAAAGTTCGTGGTTATATTCGCGATGAAGAAACCGGTGCTTATAAAGAGGGTATGACTAATGTCATTTTCACTTCTCTCTTTGCCATTTGTGGTGCACTCAAAGAAGATGACGAAAAGGCATGGATTGCTAATCATCTTCTGAACCATCCTACTGCTCTTCCTCTGCTATTCGCAGGTTCCACTATTGACATTGTTCAAAGTGAAATTCCTGCTGGTGTTACATATCGTAATCCTTTTAGCACTCGTGAGAATGTTGAAGGTGTTACTTACGACCATGACACTATTATCAATAATCTTATCCGAGTTCGTTTCGGTAAGATGGGAGAAATTGCAGCAAGTCGTCTTATGGACAAGATGCTCGATTTGTAGCTATATATTAGTAGTGCTGGTATAATAGCTGGCACTACTATTTTTACTTTATATAATAGATTATATTGCTGTTTATTGTATTTATATTACCATATTTCCAACTAATAGCATTATTATCGGTTATTGAGTAAAAAATATTATTATATAGTTGCATATTACAAAATAAAGATTTATCTTTACACTGATTTAATAACAAACCACCATTTTATATTACTATTATTATGAATACTGAAAAAGCAGTAGAAAAGGCAAACATTATTGCCAAAGAAGAGAAAGTTGAAGCAGTAAAAGAAGTACCTGCTGAAACCAACGAACCTATGGTAGGACAAGAACTTCCTAAAGAGAGTGAAGATACTCCTCGTAATCAAAAGGAAGATAAGCTGGGTAAAATTGCCCGTAAGCTTAAGGAAAATCCTGCGGTTAAAAACATTCCTACTCATGTACTTGAGCTGGCATGTATTGTTAAGGATAACGCAGAGATTCGTCGTTTCACTTCTCTCGCTATTCTTAACTATCTTCATCAGAAGAATGAACTGCGTGGTAAGAAAGGTTACGTTGACTTTCTTTGGAACAAGTTTGCTGTTAAGGCTGGTGGACTGTCCCGTGAATATCGTTATACAGAGCCTTTCTTTATTAAGGCTCTTGTAAGCGCATTTACAAGTTTTGCAAATTCTGCAAATAAGACTATTAACAATTTTCTTGAAATTGAACTTAATGCTGAAATTAGCGAGATTACTAATGACAAGGAAATTGCTGAAATAGTTGAAACTGTTGCAACGAAAGAAGAATAATATTTAACTATGAGAGATTATGACCCGGATGGAGTAGAAATTAACTCCGAACTTTATGATACGGATTATGATGAAGTAGGCTTTGAACCTGAACAAGTTTCTGATGAAGATAATGAAATGGCAGATAAACTCGGTTATTAATTTGTTAATTTAATTGTTTTTGCTTATGAACAAGTTTTGGTGGAGCGTGCTTATGATTGCCGCTATTTGTATTTTAGGAGTTATTGATATTAAGACTATGAACACTTGGGTTGTAGTCGTTAATGTTATTCTTGGAATTGTTGCTGCATTTGCAGCTTATAAACTTGGTAAGTTTCCTGCAAGTAAGAAGTAGGGTCGTATGCATTCCTCTACGGGGGAAGAAATACGAACTACTTTAACTTATATTGTAGCATTGGTCTATCATGTTATACAATCTGCCATTTTAGAACGTGGTAGATTCAATGCTACAAAAATTGTTCTATGGTGTAATGGTAACACGTCAGATTTTGGTTCTGAAATTCCAAGTTCGAGTCTTGGTAGAACAACTATTATAGATAATCATGGCAGAGATATAAATGCAACCAACAGATGGTTTGGTAATACAGTAAGTTGAGGCTTAACTGTGTTTTAGGCTGGTGTAAGTCCAGCTGGTTATCTATATTATATTGTTAATTTTAATAATAAAACAACATATTTTTATTGGCCTTTTCATCTAAGGGTTAGGACGCGAGATTTTCATTCTCGAAATCAGAGTTCAAATCTCTGTTAGGCTGCAAAGTAGGTTCGCTACTCGTTAGGCACATCATTTTTAGTTAATAAATCAGTCATCCGTATTTGTCAGTATAGCACTTCCATAGCCAATTAATTCGACTGATTTATTTAGTGTCCATCTGCTGCGGACACATACTCCTCTTATGTCGTGATGATATTGGAGGAGTTTTTTATTTTGTCTAACTTAATAATAATTATTATTATGAAAATACAATTTAGAAGAGACAAGCATGGAGAGATTTTAATGTCTGATATATTTAATTGGGATTATAATCCTTATAAAGTAGGTGATAAAGTTATTATTGATGCTATTATTTAGAAAAAACATATTGGTCAAAAAGATTTAGTTAAAATTTATGACCAAAAATGGAATGGTGATTATGAAGTTGCTGATATATTTCATTATATTAAAATGGAACAACTAATATCTCAAAATTATACTCATGAATGCACCATTATACAACTAAAAGAAATATAATTATGACACGTCTTACAACACTTGAAGATATTGGTCTTCTTCCTAAAGAAATAAAATACGGAGATGAAACTTTTATGTTTAATACTTGGATTACTTTTAAAGGTAAACTTTGTATTGGATATAAACATATAACTACTAAAGATGCTATTATATCTATTGTAGTAGGAAATAATCCTTCGTATGAAAGATATATGAATACTATAAAAATCAATGGGATAGAAAAAGATATTGAAAGTATTATTATTGAAATGACTACAATAGAAAACGCTTTTAATGAACTTTATGATATCGTAATTAGTGGAAATTATAAACTTAAATAATATGATTTGGTTATTACTTATTATATGTATTGTAATCACATTATCTTTCTTTGAGAATTTAATGATGATGGTAGCTAATTATATCACTTATACATCAGCTATTATAAGTGGAAAAACTGCTACTGAAAATCAAGAACAAGCAAAAAGACAAAACAATATTAGTAGTATACTTACTGTGCTTTGTGCTCTTCTTTGGACTTTATTTATTTATTTATGGAATTAATTTAATACTACTTTTAAATATGAGTAATCTTAAAGAAGCTCTTATAAAAGATTTTCTCTTTTTACATGGAGATAAAAAATACAGTAAAGAACACAAATTTGTTGCATGTGAACGTTCTCGTAATGAAACCAATGTAATTGTTGGTTATGCATATCGTTGGTTTAATGACGCTGCAACTGCTATTTCTCAATATTCTATTCCTATTTCTGAATGGGAAGATAAAGAAAAATTTATTACTTTTGACGATTATATAAAAGAAAATTCTACACCGGGTGAAGAATATAATTTACATAATATTAATTATTGTATTAATATTAACGCTTTCTTTATTGAACATTTAGAAGATAGTATGAGTACTATTATGGAACGTGAACATCGTAAAAATCCTCCCTACGAATGTTGCGATGAAGAAATTGATTATTCAGATGATGGTTTCATGGAAATAATTGATTAATTATGAAAATAGACGCTGCCATTATTAAATTTCCTAATAAAGATATTGCTCGATATGAAATTTATATTGAAGCTTATCATTATACTGATTCAATGAGATTTCCTATTAAGAATCAATCTTTTATTGAAAAAGAATTTAATAGCGCTATTGAACTTTGTAATGCAGAAAATGAGAAAGACATTCTTAAAAGAGTTTATAGAACTGTTAAAGTGATTGATAGAGCAAAAGCTAAAATTGTTATGGAAGAAATATTGTGTTAGTATTATGAGATTATGGAACGTTGATGTTGAACTAAATATGAATGCTTCTAATGTTGTAACAATTGAAGTAGAAGCAAGTACTGAAAGTGAAGCGCGTAAACGTGCAGAAATTATTGTTAAAAAGAAACATAATGCGCTTTTTACTAAAATAATTAGTATTAAATTTATTGGTTTTAAAGCAAATGAAAATTAAACTATTAAACGTAGTAAGTCTAAATGATGCTGATACTGTTGAAAAAATACAAGAATTTAGTTCTCCTTGGGTTATTAATGATTAATATATAACAATGTTTGCTTATTTTATAAGAACAGATAATAATGCAATAAGTGAAGAATTTGAACTACTTAATAATCCATATAGAGTAGGTGAAATTGTTGACTTAACTTATGTAACTAAAAAAGGTATATATGATAAAGGAATAAAAGATAATAATTTTAATGGTTTATTCAAGATTATGGAAATAAGACATGAGTCGTCAGTACAAACTATAACTTATATTATTCATAATCATAAAACTGTTAATATTTTTATTAAACCTTATAAACATAAGAAATTACTATAAATATTAAAGAAATGAAAGCTAAATTTATTTGTATAGGAAATTCTATTCAAACTGAAGAATTTGAATTAGATAATAATCCTTTTAAAATAGGAGAAACTGTTGATTTAACATGTTTTACTACAAGAAAAATTTATGATGAAAATTTAAAAACTGAAAGAATAGTTGATAAATATCAAAATGACGCAAATGGTTTGTTTAAAATTGTAGATATTATACATAATGTATCAGTACAAACTATAATTTCTACTAATTTTAAACATACTTTTATTAATATTTTTATTGAACCTCTTAACAATTAAACATTATAATTATGATGACAGGCATTATATTACCATCAGATGTTTTTGTATCTGATGGTCCGGAACTTCCAATTATTATTGTTGGTAAAATTCTTAGATCATTTAAAAATGAAGATCAAAATAAAGCCTATCCTTATTATTTTATAGTAGTATATAGTAATGGTATTAAAGTACCATTTATATATGATACTTATAAAAATGCTGATAAGGATAGAAAAGCGCTTATCGATGCTATTAGATTTTCAGAAAGTAAAGTAAATTAATTAAACAGAGAAATAATGAAGATATAAATCATTGTATTAAGAAAGTTCTTGATGCAATTGAAAATGGTGCCGTATTAAATTATGAAAAAGTAAAAGATTAAACTATTTAAGGCTGGATTGGTGAAATAGGTAGACACGTAGGACTTAAAATCCTATGGCCAGTAATGGCCGTGCGGGTTCGATTCCCGCATCCAGTACAATATTATAGATTAAATTACTTTATATATGAAAGTAGATTTTTAAAGCTGGATATTTGACTATGACGCTCGATTCCAAAGAAATTAAAATTATTCCTGGAATAGATCGCCCTTATACACCCGTAAGAATTGAATTTGATGGAGAAAACCTATGGATTGTAAAGTAGGCCTTATTGAAGTTGTTAAAACTTTGAGAAGTATTGATAATGAAGATAAAGCTTATGAATATCTTATAAGTGTAATTGATAATTCTTCAATTTATGAATAAACTTAGAAAACTTATTTTTGGAAAATATAAAGGAGAATATATTTTATATATTATAGCAACACATATTGGGTATATAATGTGGTGCCTTGATAATATAAAAAATTTCAAATTAAATGATATTGAACAAAAGTATTATGATTGGACTGCTATTGGTATTATAAAATATAATCTACCAATGACGTTTCCAGTTGATTTAATGTGTGAATATGTTAAAGACAAAGATAGTTTAAAATCATTGAATACACCCCTTATTTGGGATGGATATACTTTTTATTCAAAAATTAATGATAAAGAGATATTTGACCTTTTAGTTAAAGCTGGAGTTGTTATAAAACAGCCTTCATTAGCCGATTTAGAGGGTCTGAATCATAGTTTGTGGAAAGATGTTGAAATGGCTATTGATGATGGAGAAGATGAAGATGATATATTTGGTGGATGGGGTGGCATGTATGACGTTCTTGGTAAATAAGAATTGGATAACAAGGTCAAAATTGAAATTGGACATGAAGAAGAGTTTCTTCTATGTAGAAGAATTGCTTTGAAATTTTGTTCAATATATAAAATAAAATATTAAAACTATGTGTAAATATTGTGAAGCGCTGAAAGAAGATACAAAAAAAGTAATCCTTAGTAGTAGTAATAATGGTTGTTGTAGTATTGCTATGAGCTTTGAACATAAAAAAGGAGATGTTATTATTGATTCTTTTGTTTTAAGTGCCAGTGAAATGAATACAATTGGAATAATTATTAATTATTGTCCTATTTGTGGAACTAAATTAGAGATAAACCATGATTGATTTAAACATTTGTAATTTACCATCCGGTAAACTTGTTAACTTTCCTAAAAGTTGTCCTATCATATCTATTGGAACAGTATATAAAATTACTGAAAGAAACGCTAATTTACAAAATATCGAATTTGCTGATGGAACAATAGGTAATTATTATTTTGTTGTTAATTATGTTAATGGCGTACATTTATCTTTTGTATATTCTTCTGCGCGTAAAGCTAATACTGATCGTAATTATATCATTAAATGGTTGAAAAATTATGTTAATTGATTATAAAGACAGAAAAATTATAATTCTTCCTAATGTTACGAGTATTGAAAATAGTTTTCAAATTCATAATATTAAGGAAATGAAAACTATTATTAATACCGCTAAAGCTATATCTAAAGGACGTCATCGAAGATATAAAGAATATGCTATTCATGTTCGTACTATGTTTGGTATGATTTGTGAATGGCGAGCACATAATCTTTTATGGTCTTTAGGTATTAAAAGAGAACGTACTAAACACGTTGATTTAGAGCTTAAAGTTAAATGGTACTACAAAATAGGATATTTTATATTATCTTGTTGTTATTTAAGATGGTAATATAAAAGTAGATAAAACGAAGATATAATACTCACATAGAATAAAATCTACTTAAATAAGCTAATAATAGCTTATTTCCTCTCAATATATTGGTTTTATATATAAAGTTGAACATCTGTATCGCTTTACTATATAAAGCCAATATTTCGTCTATTTTGTATGAAAATTATAAAAATATTATACAATGGATCACTCTATCACTAATACTAAAATACCTGATATAATTTATGATTATAAAGATCATATAATTAAATGTGTAGAAACTAATACTCCTATTAAAAGAACTATACGAAAAGAAATATATAAATGGATAATTGAGGAAATTGCTGAACATAAATATATAAATGGATAATTGAGGAAATTGCTGAACATAAATATATAAGTAAGAACGCTTTTATATGCGTTATAATAAAAGCTATGTGTTATTCAATTTCTAATGATAATTTTAATCTTTCTATTATAAATTTTAACCTTAATGCTATAAAACAAAATATATTTCCTGAATTAAATATTATTAAAGTTATGCATTATACTAAAAACTATAATATTAAATTAGGAGAAGTCTATGCATGGTTTGATGGTAATGAATATAATAAACGAATTGATATATTAAATCATTGCATTGATACTATTAATAAGAATATAGAACGAGAACATCTAAAGAAAAGAGTTGTTTCCTCTACGGGGGAACAACATTAAACAAACAATATCAAATAATAACAAATCTAATTCATTGTAAAGTTATGGCAAAACGTCATTATGAGGAAAATGAATGTATCGCTGCTTTAAAGCGTCATTCGCTGGTTAACATTAACACTGCTGAAAAAGCTATCACTATGGCAGCGGAAGGAGTAGGTATTCATACTCTTGGAAAGATTGATTGCCTTGTCAATTATCATGGGTATTTTGCTCGTGTAGACAAAGGTTTTCGACCGCAGATTTATGTTCGTGAAAGAATAGATAATAAACCATCTGAACCTAAAGTCAAAAAACTTCGTATGGCTGCTATGGTAAAGATGGATGTTCGTATGCCTAAAAAGTAATGGCATATGCCAACTTTTAATTTCTCTGTTGTTAAAAAGAAAGACAAAAGAGAACATAAACCGGCTAAACAATATATAGTTTTAAAGAAAGGAATGACTGGTATTGTTTGCATTGATATAAATGGTAAATTTTATGTTAATGTAAATGATGTAAAAGTTCCTATTCTTAAAGAATGTTATTCTACTAAAGGTAAAACTTATATATTTTCTCGTAAGTTAAAAACTGATGGTAAAAAACTATGTATTGTAAGAACTAAAAACGATGCTACTACTGTATTTGAAGAATATTTACCTTTTTGTCCCGGTTGTGTAGTTGAAGGTAATCTTCTTCTAAACCCTTATGGTACTACTTTGTTTAATATAAAGAAAGTACGATTGGAATATGAAAATGTTGATGCTAAAGTAGCATTTTTGTATTGGAGAACTCACTATAACGAAATAGAAAGAAATAGAAAGAATAACAATGGAGTTTAACGTAGCTGGTGAAGCTTCGGATAAACGAATTGAATTTACAAAGGACCAAGAGGTAGCTATTAAGAATCTTATTGATTTTATTGCTACTCCTTGGTCCGATGTAGATTTTATTAGAGGTTTATGCGGTGCTGGTGGAACTGGTAAAACATTTATTACTGATTATATTATTAATCATTGTAGGTACAGTTTAAGTGTTATTAAATGTACCGCTCCTACTCATAAGGCTTGTCGTGTGTTAAGCGCAGCTATTCATGGTAAGAAAGTAGAAACTATTCAATCTACTTTTGGTCTTCGTCTTGATTTAAGACTTGAAGATTTTGATCCGGAACATCCTCAATTTAATCCTATGGCTTCTCCTAAAATTGCAGACATTAGACTGCTTATTATAGATGAAGCTTCAATGTTACCGATTAAATTGCTAAACTATATTATAAAGACTTGTAAAGAGAATAAAGTTAAGATCATAATGCAAGGTGATGCCAGTCAGCTTCCCCCCGTAAATGAGAAGAAGAGTGCGGCATTTACCAAATGTACTAAAGTTTATTATCTTAAACAGATAGTAAGACAAGAAGCTACTAATCCTATTAAAATTTTACTTGATATACTTCGAGAAGATATTGACAACAGAACTTATCGTTTTCTTGAATATATTAGTAGAATGCGAGGCGCTGCAAATTACAATGAATTCAATGAGGGATTTATTGTTTGTGGTAAAGCTAAATTTAAAGAACTTATTGATAAATCATTTAATGATGAATTATATACTAAGAATATAGATATGTATAGAATTGTAGCATATACAAATAATTGTGTTACTTCTTGGAATAACTATATTCGTCATTCTATTATTGCTGACTCTGATAAGAGTATTATTACTAAAAATGACTTAATCATGTCATATGAAACTATTGTTAATGAATTTATGGAAACTGTTATTAACAATAGTGAAGAATATGTAGTTAAAGATATTGTCGATTATGTAGATGCTACATATGGGTTTAATGGATTTCTTGTTAAGTTCCAAATGGTTCATGGCGGTATGATTACTCGTTCTCTATTTATTATTAATCATAAAGATAAATTTAGTATTCAGAAATATTATCAAGTTATTACAAGTTTGATAAATGATGCTAAAACTGCTCGTAATGGAGATAGAGGAGCTAAATGGAGACAATACTATGACTTTAAGAAAAAATATATACTCGCTACAAATATTGTAGGTCGTGACGGAAAAATACTATTTTCACGTGATATTGATTATGGTTTTGCTATAACAAGTCACAAGAGTCAGGGCTCCACTTATGATACAGTTTTTGTGGATGTTAATGACATGGTTTATGATAGATATGGTGCTCCATATTCTAACCAAGACGATCTTCTTCGTAGATTATATGTTGCTTGTTCTCGTGCTCGTAAAGAATTAATACTATGTTACGGAGAATAGTATGGGTAGGAGAGGACCAAGTGCTGAAAGATATGGACGAGATGGTATAAGTTTTGTCCAAACTAAACTCGTTAAAAGCAGATGTGAATATTGTTCTAAATGTCCTAATAGACTTTTTGCTAAAGACGAGGAAACTATTGTATTTGGTACTGGAACTATTGTAACAAATACAGTATTAGTATTACCTACTATTGAAGAACAATATTTCGAAAATAGTAACATAATAAATATATTAGCTGCCATATATAGTTCTTATACTAATAGAAATATGTTTGAAGATGTTTATATTACTTTTGCTACAAAATGTCATAGATTGAATGATTATAATACTTTTGCAGAAGCATATAAACAATGTAAAGCTATTCTAAAGTATGAATTATATAAAATTCATCCTACTGATATTGTATTATTAGGACCATATACTCATAATTTATTAGGTAATGAAGATAATTGTGGATATGCAAGACTTCATCGTCTTATTAATCCTAATGTTTTTTATACTGATAAACAATTATGGGAAATATTTAAAAAACACTTTGGTTTACTTATGGTTCAACTATTAAATAGATGATATGATAAGATCAAAGTTTTACGATGTCGAAATTCTAAAGAATTTCTTTTCTATTACTATTATAGATATTACTTCCTATCTTGAAACAATGAAAGATGTTTGTGATGAAAAAGGAAATCCAATACCTCTTGTTCAAAAAATTACTGTTGCTGAAATTAAGAAAAGATTAGATTCAGTTAAATTTGAAAGTTATTATATCACTGATACTGACGATAGTCAATTATTTGCTATGCTTAAAGCTATTAGTGATATGAGACCTCATTATGAGAAAAATGATAACGGAGATGATATTCCTATTACAACTCATATGTATGGTTATAATAGTGGAAGATACGATAAGTTTATGATAGCAGCTTTGCTTATGCACCATAACAATGTTAATAGTACTAAAGAACTTATCAAAATATTATATGAAACTTCACAAAAGATTATTCAAAGTCAAAATGAAGATCGTTCTTATAATAAGAACGATTTTTATATGAATGCTCTGAATAAGTTTAAACTTCCTTATACCGATATTGATGTAATGCAGATATTTGCTTTAAATAAAGCAAGTGTTATTATAGATAAAAATGGTGAACGTAAACCTGTTCCTAAAAGTCTTAAACAAACATCTATTAACTTACAATGGTACGAGTTATTAGAGTTTGAATTACCTCCTATATGTGAAAAAGACGTACATTATTATCATACTATTGAGAGATATAAAGGTATGACTCCTGCTCAATTAAATTCTCTCCTTAATAAGTGGGAAAGATTTATTATTGATGAATATATTCCTCCTATGATGTATTATAATAAAAACGACTGTTTTATTGGTTGTGAAATAATACGTCTTAATATTGATGAAATTCGTTTAAGATATAATATTGCTCGTTCTTATGGACTAAATGTACTTAGTTCGAGTAGAAGTAATATTTCTGATGCTTTTATTGAAAAGTTCTATTCTGAAATGAGTGGACTTCATCCTTCTCAATGGAAAGGAAGAAAGACTGAACGCAAAGCTCTTGCTTTTAAGAAAGTTATATTTGACTTTATTAATTTTAAGACAGAGCCTTTACAGAAGATGTTACGAGAAATGAAAGAGGTAGTAATATTTTCTATTGGTAAAGATGCGTTTAGTAAAGAGATTTCCATTAATGATGGAGTTTATACTATTGCTACTGGTGGTTTACATAGCAAAGATATCCCGGGAGCTTTATATAGTCATTGGCCAACAGACGATGCTTCCTCTACGGGGGAACAAATAAAAGCTTCATTAAAAAGATTTAAATATGTCCATTGGGACATCTCCAGCTTCTACCCGTCAATAATGGTACAATATGGTGTAGCACCTGCTCATCTTGACCAGAAAGTTTTTGTTAAACTTATCAAATGGATTAGAGATACTCGCGTTACAGCTAAACATACCAAAGGAGATATTGATGGAGTTCCAGCTAACATATTAGCTGCTGTTCTTAAGATTGTCATTAACGCTATTTACGGTAAATTAGGTTTTGAAAAAGGTGATTTATGTGATCGACTTGCAGTACTTAAAGTTACTATTAATGGTCAGCTAATGATTATGATGCTATGTGAAGAATTGGAATTGAATGGGATAAAAGTAATTAGCGCTAATACTGATGGTATAGTTGTCAAACTATATGAAAATAAAATCGAAACTTTTAATACTATTGCTAATAATTGGAAACAACTTACTGGACTCGATGCTGATAGCGAAGAGTATAAATGTTATATTAACCGTGATATTAATAATTATTTCATTCAGGAGTATAATGGAAAGATTACTGCAAAAGGTGCATTAAATCCTAAAATGTATCTTGAAGATTTAAAGAAAGGTTATGATATGCCTATCGTTGCCAAAGCAGTAGTTGATTATTTTCTATATAAAACTCCTGTAATGGATACTTTATATAAAGCAAAGAATGTTCTTGATTTTTGTAAAACACAAAATATTGGTAAACAATTTCATGTTGAAGAAACTATTGTAGAAAATGGTAACATTATTCGTAAAGTTTCTCAACGAAATTGTAGATTTTATGTTTCTAATAATGGTACTATTGTGGAGAAAGTTAATCCTTTAGCTAATATTAGAAATAAACTATGTGCTGGTTATAAATGCACAATTCTTAATAGTCTTGACGATAAAGATATTTCTTTAAGAGATATTAATTATCAATATTATTATAATGAAGCTATGAAAATTATTAATCCTATTAAACTTGGTATTTCGCCATCCCAAAAAGGTGATCCTGTACATAAAACCAAAAGCGGTAAAGCTCTTATTAAAAAATATAGTGGAATAACTCAAACTTTATTTGATGAAGATGGAGGTACTTAATCAATTCTATGAAACTGTTATTGATAAATGGCGAAACAATAAAGGTAGAGGTACTATTCATTGTAACAAGCCATTTAGTTATGCCACTTTAGCTGTTACCACTATTGGTAAATTTGTAGCTAAAAGAGGCAATGCGAGTATATTTATAGTCGTACAAAGTTTTGATATGAGAAAAGAACTTATATCTGAATTTGATAGACTTAAAATTGATCATTCGCGTATTACTTGTGTTAGTCAGAATTATATTCGAACAAGTTATAAGTATAATTATGATTTGGTAGTGCTTATTGATGTTACGCCTTTTAGCATTATTCAAATGTTTTGTGACTGTACTAAATTTGTTATGAATATACTTACTAATACTAAATTTCTTGCTCCTCAAACTTTAAGTAAAGTATATATTATACTTCCGTCTATTAATGGAGAAATTAGCATGCAACAAGCAAGGAATGCTATTATTTGCTCCCCCGTAGAGGAACACCGCATAGCAGTTACTATTTCAGCTGATGATAAAGCAGAATATGATAAACAATCTGCTTATATTAGCAATACTATGGTTATTATTGGTGACATTAAAAATATTGACAGAATCAAACATGGTGATAAACAATTAGGTTTGTCTGGTGCTGAAGTACGTGATAAAATTGCTCGTGCTAATGGTTGGTCTGAAACTCTCGATATGTCTATTCCTTTTAATAAAGAAGTGGATAGTGCATATAATCCTACATTACTGTATGAAAAAGCGTGTACAGTATATGAAATTATGAAGAAACGAAGAGATTTAGTTACAGATAATGAAGCTAAACTTTCTCATATATTAGATATTATTAAAGACAATCCTAATAAGAAATTTGTTATTATTTCTAAACGAGGTGAGTTTGCAGCTTTGATTACAAAACATCTTAACGCTAATGGTATTAAGTGTGGAGATTATCATGATTGTATTGAGAAAGCTGTTGCTATTGATGATGATGGAGTTCCTATTCTTATTAAATCCGGTGCTCATAAGGGGGAGCCTAAAATCATAGGCTCACAAGCCATTTCGACGGCCAATTTACGACGATATATTTCCGGTGATATTCAGATACTTTCAACAAAAAATAGCTCGTTAAACGGGCTGGAATTGACGTGTGATGCGTGGATTATTACGTCACCATTATGTGAAGATATTCGTACTATTAAAGGTAGGTTTGCCGACCTACATTTTACCACTAATCCTAATATCATTTACAATCTTTATTGTAATGGTACATTAGAAGCTACTGCAATAAGTAAAATAAAGGGTAGCGCAATTCACGCAATAGTGGAGGATGAACAAAAAAATTTATATATAGATGAAAATACCGGTGATATTATTTTGTAGATTCAAATTTAATCCTTATAATTGTAGTACCAATTAACGTTCTTTGATACAATGATGACGGAACAAACTAACAAACCGAATGACGAAGCTACTACTGACAATGCCAAAGTAGCAATAGTCAAAGAGGATGTTAAACAACCCGTTACTGCTGTTAGTAATTTTAATGGTGGTTCTATTAATTCTCTTAATCTTTTAGATGAAAAACAACTTGCATCTGCAATGAATTTTCTCGATAAGATTATGAGGACTGATAAAGGTGGAATTAAGACCGTGAATGAGGGTCTTGCTGTTCTTATGAGAGCAAAAGACCTCGATATTCCTTTCAGTACCTCCCTTGAACATATCCATGTTATTAATGGTAAAACAGGTGTTGACATTCATATCATCAAAGCATTATTGTCGAGGGCAGGTGTTACTTGGCGTTGTACTAAAAATTATTCACCTCTGTATGAATATACAGACGGCATTAATGTTTATGTTGATAATGTTCTCCCGGACTATACTGAAAAATGTAGAAGTCGTAAGGAGGCAGAAGAGAAACAAATTAATTCTAAAGATAAAGATGTAGTTTATGTTTATCCTGTTCAGTTTTATAGTGATATGCGAAAGACTATTTATAAGAGTTATCAATTAGATAGTCGTTTTGCTATTGCGGTTACAAAGACTGATGTTGACACGATAACTAAAAGTGGGAAATGTCCTATTTATCGTATTCCTAATCAGGCAGTCGATTATATTACTGAATATGAATTTCGTCGTACTGTAAACGGCAAAGAAGTTATTGCTGTTAGTAGTTTTAGTTTTTCAGAAGCTATGACTGCTGGTATGTTCGAAAAAGATACTTACAAAAAATATCCTAAAGTTCTTATTGGTCATAGAGCATTTACTTATGGTGCTCGTGATATTGCTTCCGATGTTATTATGGGTTGTATGGAAACAACTGAACTTAAAATAATTTCGGGTAAAGAACTTAATGATACTGAAATTGCTGACTTTGAGGAAGTTAAGTAATGGAAAAAGTTATTCCTCAAAAAACAAATCAAACAATTAATTTTTAAACACAAAGAATTATGAAAACTTTTGGAAATGTTAAAAGCTCGGGTTTTGGTTTTGCTGTTGTTGCTGCTGGCCAACGTAATGTGACTGTTGATCCGCAGGTAATTGCTACCTCTACTGAGGGCGGTTTCCGTATTACTGGTCCTGTTACTCGTATTCTGGGTATTCAGCATGGTGATTATGTAATGTTTATCAATAACGTTGCTAACATTGACCAAGCTATCGCAAATAAGGTTGAAGAGCTTGTCGATTTTGTTCAGGAAAATGGTCTGGAATGGGGTACTCCCGAAGCCGCTATCGCTATTCACAAAGAGTTCGATATGTGGGCTATCGCAAAGGGTATTCAAGAGTATGACAGCAAGGGTCTGCCCGTTCTTGGTAAAGAGCGTCTTACACAGGCTGATCGTCTTCGTCTTGTTGAAGCTCGTTTCAATGAGATGCTTGCTGCTGCTCTTGAGAGCGACAACGAGGAGCTTATTGAGGCTCTTAATCGTGATGGTATTACGGAGGCTGAGCAGAAGAATCTGCTTTGTCCTTTTGTTCAACCTATCGAGGTTAACAAGTTTAAGGGTTCGAAAGCAGCCAGCCCTTCGAATGTTACGGGTTTTGGTGTAAACCTTACGTTTACGGATTCGAATGTTTGGGCACAGCTTAAAGCTGACCTTGGTGAAGCCGCTGATACTGTTAACCGTATCTATTCTGTTGATATTGATGACATTCAGAAGTGTATGATTAACGACGGCTACAAGGATGTAGAAATTCCTATGCTTATCCTTGGTGAGTCGGAAGACAAGAAGCCCGTTCGTGTAGGTGCTAAGAAGCCCGCAGGTGAGGGTGAAGAAGCTGTTGAAGAGTAATCCGTTCATTGTATCTTAAATTGTAGTCGGAGTAGTGGTGATAATGCTACTGCTCCGGCTATTTTTGTCTAATTAAACGTTTAATTAAAAATTTATAGAACTATGAGTGAAGAAAAAGTTGCTAATGCGGTTGCTGGCCAGCCCGCTGAAGTTACTAACAAAAAGAAACGTCGTGGTATTTCTAATGAAACTCGTGCTACAAGTCGTTTGAAGTTTGATGATGTTCGTGACGCTAATAAAGCTAATGGTTTGTTTCAAGGCCATCTCGAAAGCGTTGAAGTTAAGGACATTACTATTGGTGAAGAAACGACTGGTATGCCGTCTTTTAATGGAATGACTGTACCGAAGCTTGTTCTTACCTTTGCAAGTAATCATCCTGTTGCCAGTGAACGTCGCTATGTAGCTATGCAATTCTTGCCTGCTGAATCTAATGTGGATACTATTCCCAATGGTTCTAAGGCTTGGCAGGTTGACCGCATCATGGCTTATATGAAACATATTCTTGATGTTTATCTCCTTAAAGGCAGTCCTATGACTGGAGACCAAGAGAATGCTCTTACTCTTGCTTTTGAGGATTTCGATGATAACGGAGAATATGTTAGCGTAGATCCTACCGAAGTAATTAACGGTTGGCGTGTTCTCTTTGAGAATTTCGTTAACATTATGAATACTGGAAAGAATGGTAAGCCTGTATATGTTACCGCTGATGGTAAGATTGTTCCTGTTTGGATGAAACTGCTTCGTTTCGCTAAGAACAAAGGACAATGGAAAGCTATTGAAGGTGGTAATCGCGCTGGTGATCTTGCTTTCCCCGGATTTGTTGGTGAAGGTGTTCTCGAATTATTTGTTACTAACAAAGCTCCTATTCTTAAAATTGACGCAACTAAAGAAAGGATTGCGCCTATGGATATTGCCAAAACTCCTACTAACCCTGCTGTTCCCGGTATGCCCGGAGCACCTATGGGTGGAGTTCCGGCAGGATTTGCAGATGGTGCCATTGCATCGGATGGAGGTCCTATCCCCGCATTTACTGACGCAGTAAGTGATTTACCTTTCTAATTCAATATAGTTAATATTTGAGCTTTCGCAAACTCCACACATACTGTTATTTATTATAATGGTTTGTGTGGGGTATTTTTTTATCCTATGCGCAGAAATATAAATAATACTAATCTTAATAAGAATTATATTCTTTCAAAGGTTAGCCAAATCAAAATATTTTCTGTTTATCTTGGTATTCCCGAGCAACTTATTCAACATTGTGTTGACACAGGAGAACTTATCTGTTCTACATTAAGAATAGACAATCATCCTACTGTTGGTTTTAAATATGACAATAGAGGCAAACTAAAATATAAAGATTTTTCAGGTTTTCTATGGGGTGATTGTTTTGACATAGCTGCATATGTTATCTCAGGTACATATAATAAAATTATTAATGTCGAAAATAAAAGAGATTTTATTGCAGTTCTAAAACATATAGCTCTTACATTTAGTGATATTATCTATGGTACAGCTGTTGATCCAAATCTTGCTGGTCATCTTGCTGAAGGTCGTATTCGTATTCAAAAATCAAAACCAATTATTGAATTTGTTAATCGTGAATGGAACACAGATGATATTACTTATTGGGGAAATATAGGAGTTGATATTAATTGGTTAAATACTCATTTTATTTATGCAGTAGACCAATATTATATAAATCGACGTATTAATCCTCAACCAAAATATTACTATGACTCTGACGATCCTTGTTATGCTTATGTTCTTGGACGAGATAGCAATGGTATACACAATATAAAATTATACTTTCCTAAACGAGATAAAAAAGATACTCGATTCATTACTAATTGTAATCATCTTGAAGGTATTTATAATCTTGAAAGAGATGATTATGATTATATTATTATAACGAAGTCTACAAAAGACAGAGTTAGTCTTGACAAGCAACTATGGATGATGCGTTTCCTTTACGGGGGAACATTCCCGTATAACATAGGTGTTATTAACATACCTGCTGAAAATTACAGACTTAGCACTGCTGAATATTATTGGCTCTATGATAAGCTTAAAGAAAAGAATCCTTATAATATTATTAGTTTTATGGACAACGATAAAACAGGTTTTTCTGAGGCTTGTAATCTAAGAAAACAATATCGTATTCCAGCAGTTTTAATTCCTAAAGTCTATGGTTGTAAAGACTTTTCTGAACTTCGTGCTAAATATGGTTCAAAAGAATGTACTAAATTTATAGTAGAAACCATTAAATATATAAAGAATTATGTTAAAAGAATTGAATCTATTAGGAATAAGAAAGAAAACGATAGTAGCCCGTTTTGATAAAGCACAAATTGCTGTAATGGAAGCTATTGATGAAAAGACTGAGAAAAACCTTGATAGACTTTGTGCTTGGTCTAATGGTAAGGAAATAATTAATAAAGATAAAGTATTTTTATACGGAGAAGTAAATATTGATAATGATGAAGATCGTAAAGTTATTAGGAGAGTACTTCCTATGTCTCCTGATATTGCAGGGAATCAAATGCGTAGTGGATTTGATTACGAATCCGGTATTGTTCATCCTATTGATAATGAGTTTCGTTGGCATCCTGCTGTTGACCCTATTAAATGGTTTAAATACAATTATTGCTTGTTAGGTAAACCCAAAAGGGTTATTATATATAAGACTACATTAAGTATGTTATGATTATAGATTATAATGGTGAAACTTATGAGTTTCCAGACCATAATTTAAATCATTTAGATTATAGAGAATTAAATAGAAGAATACAGTCTAACATGACGTCTTCTATACTTACTGATTTACTTAAAGATATGGATTGTACAAGAGAATACAGTTGTGGTCGTCCAATGATGACCGATTATCCTATGTATGCTCGACATATACAAGCATATCTTTATGTCATTAGTAGTGTTAAAGAAGATAGTGATGACGAAGTAGTTAATATCAATCTTAAAAGAAACAAAGATTTATGGATTGGTAAACTAATTAAAAGACATGAAGAAAATCTTCTATTTGAACGAAATAATCCTTATACCCCTCCTGCTCCTAAAAAGAAACAAGTTAAACGTGGTAAAATTGCTAAATATAAAACTCACGATTTAATTACTGGAGAAGATGCTTATCTTCTTGAAGATACTAAAACTAAAAAACATGTTGTTCGTAAGAATCCTAATGCTTTAGATAAAATTAAAAAGAGTAAGGTTGAAGTACCTTTAAATATGATGACATTTAATTTTACAAAGAAATGAGAGAAAAGACACTTTATAGACGTAATAATCATGGTAAACCTTGTTATTGGTATGCTGAATGTATAAGTCAAAATGTTTATGACATTCATCATGGAATAGTAGGAGGTGCAAATATTATTACTACTGTTTGCACTAAACGTGCAAGTATAGATGAAGTTCGAAGTAAGTATAATGAAAAACTTAAACAAGGGTATAAGTTTCTCGATGAAATAAAAGACGATACTATTTGTCCCCCCGTAGAGGAAAGCATGTTGGCTCAGTACTTAGAAACGTATCTTCCTTATGACCGTACTACTTCTGATGGTACATTGCTTCCTATGCTTGCTAAAGTGTATAACGATAATGTATTTAATAAAATAAGTAATCGCCTTGGTCAATTTAAGATTAACGGTCTGCGTTGCCTTATTAGTGCTAAAAGAAATGAAGGTGATATTTTTACACCTTATAAACTTTTGTTTCAATCTCGTGAAGGAACATATTGGAAAAGTCTTTATCATTTAGAAAATTATCTCCTTGAAATTCTTCCTGATTGGCTTCTTGATAAAATGATTGACGAAGATTATGTTTTAGACGGAGAAATTTATCTTCCAGGATATTCTGTTAATGAAATTAATCATTTTGTTAAAGACCCCAAATGTATTGAAAATGCCATGTTGCAATATTGGTGTTATGATATTGCTATACAAGATTATACTCAATTTAAACGTATTGAGGAACTTTATACAATAAAGTCTCCTAAACATATCAGATGTAAAGAAGATCATCTAAATAATATTGATAGATTTGTTGTTCTTCCTATTGTTGAAATTAGTTCAACAGAAAAGGCAAGACAAATGCGTGATAAATTTATAGATATTGGTTTTGAAGGTCTTATTCTTCGTGACCCTAATGCAGAATACCAATTCGGCAAGAGGAACAACACGATGATTAAATATAAAAGAACTACTGATGGTGTATTTGAAGTTATTGATATTTATTCGGAAGGCACTAAGCGTAGTGACATTCCCTTGCTTTTATGTCGTAATGACATTAATGATAATACTTTTGAAGTTCATGTTAATGGTACGTTTGATTACCAAAATGAAATACTTATCCATAGAGATAAATATATTGGACGTAAACTATTCATTACCTTTGGTGAAAGGTCTGGGGTGGATAAAGTTCCGTTTCATGTAAAAGAAGTTAAGTTTATAGATTAATAATCTATGCCTGATATTTTATCATTTGACGTTATAAATCCACTTACTAATAATAAACTACCGTTTTATAACAATACTAAAGGTTTATTATATATTCCCGGTCTTAGTCCTAAATATAGATACTACATAGAATGTGCTCGTAGTGTCCCCAATGTAGGTAGAAGATATTATCTTTTACTTAATAGAATTAAGTTTAATAGAGACTGCCGTATATGTCATACGGACGGATATGGTAGACTTGTTATACCTGTTCGTGGTGAACTAAAAGAATATCTTAATGATTGCTGTACAAGAACAAGAAATATTGAAGTAGGTATTGTAGAAGCTACTGAAGTATATGATATTTATTATATTAATGCTGATAATATGTAACAAAGCGGGGCACTTGCTCCGCTTTTCCTTTGCCCAAATGTCAGCAATGATACCTCCGGGCCTCTACAATCAATTCTATATACAAAGTAATACATTTGTTAAGCCTAAAATTTAATGCGCTCAAATCGCCTAAAATCTACTAAATTTATATAATAACTTTTTCGTAAAATATTATACGAAATTGAATAATTTTTCGTATATTGCCGTCATGGAACAAAAATATAAAATTGTTATAGGAATTAGTGGTGCTAAAAATAGTGGTAAAGATACTGCTGCATCAATGATTCATTACATCTTTAAAAGTGGTATTACTAATGCTACTTATAAAGAATGGGCTTTAAGATATGAACAAACAAAGTTTAAACCTCCTGTTATTCATTTTGCTGATTATCTTAAAGATATGCTTTCTATGCTATTCAATATAAATAGAAAACATTTCGATAGTAGAGTATATAAAGATGAACTTTGGTATGAAGTTCATGGTAATATTTTCTTTGATAAGCCTAAACATGATGCAAGATTTGATAAATCTGAAGATATTTGCAAAGATATAAATATTGAAGATTTACAAAATACTCCTCTCGCTTATTATATTAATAATTATCAGTTTGTGTTTATTAAACTACGAACTCTTTTACAGTACTTTGGGACAGATATTGTTCGTAATCAAATTGAAAACAATAGGTGGGTTAAACTTACCATTGGTAGAGCATGTCAGCTCGCCCGTAAAGAAGGACTTTGTCTAATATCCGATGTTCGTTTTGCTAACGAACAAGAATGGATTACTAAAACAGGAGGTATAGTTATTAAACTTAATAGACCGTCTAAATCTACTGATAATCATTCTTCCGAAGACATGAGTGATATTAAAGCGGATTATGAAGTTAATAATGATAATACTAAAATGGTTTTATTTTATAATCTTCTTCGGATTAGTAATGATATTTATACTAAAGCTATTAAGAGTACCGAACGTATTAATACTCTCTTGTAGTGGTACATATCCTTTACGGGGGATCTTCATTTAAAAACGATAACAACTATGACAATATGAGTATAAAGATAAGTAAAGAACATGGAATTAATCCAAGTATATGTTTATGTCCAATATGTAGAAATGAAACTGGAATAGCTTTATTTGGAAAGATTAAAGGAGATATTAAAGCTCCAAAATATATTATTGGTAGCACTTTATGTGATAAATGTAAAGAACAAATCAATAATGGTAAAATATTCTTTGTTGAAGTAAATGCTTCTAATACAGGAGAAATAATTAGTTGTACTGGACGTACTGTTATAATAAATAAAAAAGATGCTAAACAAATATTAAACGATAATGAAATAGCTATTGGATACGTTTATATAGATAAAAATAATTTTGAAAGAATGTTTGGTAATATTATAAATTCTCAAAAAGACAATGAAAATAGTAAAACCATCAGTTGAGTTATTACCTACTAATCACACTATTGAACAAATGTGGTTAAATATGGAACGAGGAGCAAGACTTTGTTATGCTTCTAAACCTAAAAAAAGTAATACTTGGGAAGATGCTAAAATGTTTTGTTTAAAACATATTAAAGCTGGACATGTAAGTATTGGACGACATGGTTCAGTTTATCTTAAAATAGCAGATCATGTATTTGCAGAAGAATTATATAATAAATATAAAGAATCTCCTTTTGTTTTAATGAATTATGATGATGGGAATTTATATATTACTACTAATTATCAATTCGCTTCTGAAAACTTTGGAAATAAATTTATAGAAAAATACTGGTGCGATATGCCGATTCCTGAAAACGAAAGATATACATTTGTAGTTGTTACTCAAATTTCTACTTCTCGTGAACTTAATCGTACTTCTCCTAATAATATTATGGAACAAAGTACAAGATATGTTAATTTCTATTCTAAAGGTGGAGTTATTTGTCAACCTTGGTGGTTTAATTTATTCACGAGATATGATAAAGATGTTGAAGCTGTTGTAGATAATGGTGATCTTTATATAACTTTTGATAATAAAACATGTAATTGGAACAATGTTTTTTGTGATGTTTTAAATTATGATAGGGGATATTATGATTCTACTATTAAAGCTTCCATTATTAAATGGTATAATGATTTCAAATTTTATAATAAGCAAATTGAATATGGTATGCCACCACAAGATGCAAGAGAATATTTACCTCTTGTAACTGCTACAAAAGTTGCTTATTCTTATAATATTAAAGAACTTATTGAAGTCATAAATAAACGATATTTTGGTACTACTGGAAAACCTCATCCTAATGCTAAAATTATAGGACAAATGTTTTATAAATATGCAAAGGAAAATCCAAGTCTTTATCATTATATAGATGAAAATGGTATAATAAAATCATGTCAATATACAGAATATATGGAGCATACACCTATTAAACGATACTAACATGAAATATGTTATAATGTCCTACATAGATGGTATAAGACAATATTATACTCACTATGAAAATAAAATTCCTGAATTTTCTGCTGATATTAATGAAGCAATGAATTTTAAAAGTGTTGCTGAAGCTAAACAAGTAAAAAATATGATTCTATTGTATTTTTTAATTAACGTAAAAAAGAATATTAACATTGATATTATTAATGTAGAACTTAATGATTATATACTATGAGTTGGGATTGTTTTATGCATGGTCATAAATATCAAATCATTGAAAGACATGATTTGTTAGATGATAGGGGTTGTACTGTCGGAAAAGTTATAGTTTCTCGTTGTGAAACTTGTGGAAGAATTACAGTTAAAACTATTTATACCGTAAATACATATGTCAGACGTAAATATTGAACAAAGTATCTTTAATATTGAAGCAGATCTTGAAGTTATCTTTATGGAACTTGAAGATAATGGTGGAGAATTAACTCCTGAATTGGAGCAGAGATTAATGATTACGCAAGAAAACTTTGAAAATAAAGTTTCTAAGTATGTAAAAGCTATTCGTTATTATGAAGATAATGTATCTATTCTTAAAGGACGAAAGAAAGGTATTGATGATCTCCTAAAAGTACGTGAAAATCGTGTTAAACGTTTACGAGCAGTAATTACCGATGCAGTAACTCGTTATGGAGTTAAAGGTAAATCTGGAAATAGTGTTTTTGAGCTTTGGGATGCAAAATTATTTACAAGGAATACTGAAGCAGTAGAACTTAAAGAAGATCGTATTGCTATTCTTACAGAAGAATTCTTTGATTATGCTCGTGAACTTTATAGACAAGGTATTCTTGAAACAGGAGAAGATATTGATCCTACTGGAATGTTAGAAGCAATCAATGCTGTATGTACAGCTAAATATGGTGAAAATTTTGTTCCTTTTACTATGGGGGACTTTGCTAACACTCGTTATAAAATTTCCTTTGATTTAACTCCTAAAGAATTACTTACTGATACTCAATATATTCTTAAAGCGTTTAGTGCTTTAACTTATTGTTCAGATGTTGCGTTCTGTACTACTAAAGATTCTATTAAAGGATATATAAAGACTATTGATGAAAGCGATTTAAGTATTGCCGAACTTAAAGTTAATACAAGTATTAATATTAAATAATATGGGAAAGAGTGATTTTATTAAAAGAATTGAAGATGAACTTATACTTGCTGCAAAAAGTAGTGTAATATCATCTTATACTGCTGAGATACTTGAAGATCTTTGTAAGACTTGGGATAGTCATAATTTAGATATTATGATTAGTACTGAATCTCCTGATAAAATAATAAAATTATTTACAGATCTTTGTAATGGTAAAACATTAATTCCTGTAGATTTTGAACAAGATGAAGTTGAAAATCTTTATAATAATTTTGTAAGATATAAGAGATGTAAAAATTTAGTTAAAAATACTGTTACTGATACAATATACTACGCTAATGCTTATAAAATTGTTTGTAAAAAGTTTTATAATGCAGTATTTAAATATTATAAAGATTATAATGGTATTTATGGTCCTGATAAAATATATCTTTCCAAAGGAGGAGTTGTTACTAATGAATATATAGAAAAAGTATATGTAAAAGGCGATACTTTTATGCCTAAAGATCCTATAAATCTTGATTGTAATTGTGTTAGAATTGGTATGAATGATAGAATTATTTATACTATTGATTCTCGTTCTAATAAACTTAAAGCTCTTATGGAGTTTTATGAAGTTCCTGTATTAAAAGATGATAAGTTTAAAAATATAGATTTACGAAACTTTAAATTTAAAGAAGATGGAAACAATTATAGTAGTTATTGAAATATTAGGAATATTTTGGTTAATAATGGGCCTTGCTTATCTTTTTAAAGCACAAGGTGTTAAAGAAGCAAATAGGTTTGTAGTAGATAATTATAAACTTAATAATATTTACAAAAAGTTTTTAGAGATTACTAATTATTGGTATAATGATTATATTAAAAAAGGTAAATATTATACTTGTTGTTCAGTAGTATTATTTATTATGTTAATAATTGCTATTTTATGTTCAAAATAAAAGGTGCTCCTTTTAAACATTCCGGAGCTATTAATGTGTCTGATTGTGAAACTGCTGAAGATGTCATTAAGAAAGCTAATCTTGATTGGAATGTTGCCAAGTGTGAGTTGGTAGCTAAAATGCCACCTGCTCATACTTCTGATGAAATGGAAGAGGGTCATTTCCTTTACGGGGGAGCAGAATACGCAGATGTTAACAATTTTTACGCTACCTATCGTACTGATCTTAATTATCCTTTAGGGATTGTTAAAGGAAAATATACTCCTGTTCAAAATGTTAAAGCGTTTGAGTTCTTTAATGACGCTATTGGTTTTAATAAAGCTATTTGGCAAACAGCTGGTTGCTTTGATAAAGGTCGAAGAGTGTTTGTAAGTGCTAAATTACCTAATACTGTATTTGTTGGTGGAGATCCTGTTGAAAACTATTTAGTGTTTATGAGTTCACATGATGGTTCTACTGGAGTTAAAATATTATTTACTCCTATTAGAATTGTATGTGAAAATACATTAAGTGCTGCTATTAGAAATGCTACTAATTATGTAAGTTTTAGACATACTGCTTCTGTTCATGATAATATTGTTATTGCTAAAGAACTTCTTGAAATTTGTACTATGAAAGCTACGTTCTGTCAGAAAGAATATACTAAACTTGCAAAAGCAACTGCTAAAGATGAAGATGTTATGCAATATATTTGCAATAGCGTTCTTACTGATGATGAACTTGCATCTGTAAATGCTTACGGATATAATATTAAACATGTTATTGAACGTAATTTTAACTGTATTGAAGCTGCTAAGATTTCAATGCGTAAAGTTAATATTATTAGTAACATGTGGCGTTACTATTTTGAAGGTCCTGGTCAAAAAGAACAAGTTGGTAATTGGTGGGGAGCAGTAAATGCTATTACTGGTTACTATTCTAATGTTGATAGTGCTGAAGGAGATAAACGTATGGATAGTCTTCTGTATGGAGATAAATCTCGAAAATTAAGTAATGCGTTTGATAACGCTTTTGAAATTATTAACACTAAAAAAGCAGTATAATGAATAAATATATTGGTATCAAACTTATTGATGCAGAACCAGCTATTTGTTGCAATAAAAACTTCTTCAAAAGTATGGAAGAAGCTATGGAATATCGTAATGAAACTTATAAGAATACAAATAAAGTCTACGATATTGAAGATGGTTATAAAGTTGTTTATCCTGATGGATATACTTCATTTAGTCCTAAAGATGTATTCGAATCTGCATACTTCCAGCTTGGAGATGAAAAAGGTGAACGTATTACCTCAGAAGATGTAGATAACTTTGTTAAAGATACTTTTTCTGCTAAAGTTGGAAGTAAGACTACAAACACTACTTTGGTTCTTTTGAATGATTTTGAAGTTCATGGACAAGCAAGTTGTGTTAAAGCTGAGAATTATAATATAGAAATTGGTGAAAAATTTGCTGTAGAAAAAGCTAAGGATAAAATTTGGGAAGTTCTTGGTTTTGTGTTGCAGTGGGGAATTAATGGTATTAAAAAGAAATAAATAATGGCACAAGAAATTAATTTTAACAGTAAAGAAGAAGTTAAAACAGAAAAAGATGCTCCTGTTGAAGTAGAGAATAAAAAAGTTTATCCTGTAAAATATGAATTTACAGATAAAGAAGCTCATGATGAAGTGTTGGCTTTAGTTAACGCTAATCGTGAAGCTGAAGGTCTTCAGCCTCTTAAATCTCTTCTTCCTATTAAAGCTTACGATACTGATGCAAAATATGATGTATTTGCTATTAAGCGTACATACGATACTGATAAAGATTGCTGGGTTTATGATACTTGTCTTCGTCTTGAACCTCAAAAAGGTTATTGGATTGCATTAGTTCCTCGTAGTTCTAACCGTAAAACTGAATGTTATCTTCCTAATAGTGTTGGTACAGGTGATTATGGCTATCGTGGTTCTTATCTTTTCTCATATAAACCTCGTACTTCTGCTGCTGTTCGTAATGCAATCAATGTATTAGCACAAGCAGTATCAGCTATTTGCAGTGTTACAGGTCTTACTCGTTGGCGTTCATCTGTTGAAAGTCTTCGTATGGAAAATAAACCTCCTTTCGAGATTGGAGATCGTATTGGGCAAATTTCTGTTGAAAAAGTTAATGAAATTATTTTTGAAGAAGCTAATCTTAATCCAGATGAAACAAAACGAGGAGAAGACGGACATGGTTCTACTGGAAAATAGAATAAAATGTGATAGTTGTTCCAATAATAATCTTTGTAATGAAATTAATGGAGAAACTATGTGTTTATTATTATACTTATCTAAATAAATATGACTGTTGCGCTTATTAAAACAAAAGGCTGTGAAGGTTGCAACATTATGACTGATATTTTCTTACAAGTAGTGAAAGGTTATGCTGGCGTTGCTGATATAACCTTTCATATTTACAATAAAGAAGATATACCTAATGTTATACTTTCACAAATTGGAATTAAAGATTTTCCTACCGTTGTTATTACTCCTTTAGATTCTTTTATATTTTCAAAAGAAGCTGTGCATGCAGCTTTTCCTACTAATAAAAATGAATATTTTACTATTCTTGAGGGAGTAAATAAATATGTTGATGTAACAACTGCCATTGAGAAATGGAGATAGCGAGGCTTCGCCTCGCGCTCCCCCGTAGAGGAATTGATACCTTCCAGCTGTTGATATTGTTAGTGATATTGTTGTTGTTAAAGTTCATGGTAGGTTGTATAATAATTATATGAAATCCTCCAAATACGACCTTTTAAATGCGTCAATGCTAAAATCAAACAACTACATCTATTTAAATAATTAATGAATCATATAGTTTATAAATACTTGTTATGGTCATTTAACACCTCATTACGCTGACAATATCAATATTTCTTTTACGAACCACAAACAAAATAGCCCGTATTAGCACTAATTACAGTGTTAATACGGGCTTTTTTTATTAGTACGAGCTACAACTGGTTATTTATTATACCAGTCTACAATATCATCTACAATAGCGTTTCTTATAGAATTATCATCTAAACGATAGTACTGATTATTCTTTTCCAATTGTTCCAGACGATTAATATTACGCATAAGAGGAACATTACCAATAATAAGACGTGTAAGTTTATTTTCACCTTTATAACGTCCAGTAGTATATTCAGGATTAAAGTCATCATCAAATAGAGCCTGCATACTAAGATTGAGAAGTTTAAGTAAATCTTCAGGTGCTTTAAATGCAGCAACAGGAGAACTCCAAAGAGTTTTACCCTCAGTAACTAATCCCCAAGGGGTATAAGAATTTGACTCAGTAATCCATCTATCAGCAGTATAAAGCATAAAGTTATACCAAGTAGTATCATAAAGTTCATCGTCGTCATCACCACCTGTAAGCAATCCAAGAGCAATAAGACCAACCATACCGGCCATAATACCACCTAAATCACCTTGGATACGACGAATATTAGCTTTTTCCCATTCAGGAAGAGTTTGATAATTAAGTCTTAAATTAGTAATAGTATTAATCATAGCGCGAGCTATATTTTTAATACTTTCCATAATAACAGTTTGAGTATCATCTCCATGCAACTCTTTAGCTTTTTTAATAGTACTTCTAAATTCAGTACTAAGCAAAGAAGCTAAAGAAACATAAGAACCTCGTTCAACAGAACCTCTAAATTCATTATAATATCCACGTCTACGCCAACGTTTCATAATACCGGGATACATATGTTTATGATATTGCATAACAACACTACCCCACCAATGCTTTTCAATATTTGCAGCACCTATTTTGTCATAAACGCCATGTATTTTTTTATTAACAGAAATAACAGCTATTTTAAATTTAGCAAGTTCATCAGAAGTAAGATGTGAATCAGGTTTAATAACTACTACACCATTATCATATATAAATTGATCTTTAACGTTTTCAAAAGTATTAAACTCTTCTTTAGCTTTTTTAAGCTCTTTATCACGTTCTTCAATATATCGACGAGTGATTTCTTTATCGCCATACATTTGTAAGAACTCAACATTAAAGTCTTTAGTAAATTGAGCATAATCTTTTGCATTCTTAATATCATTATCAATACTTTCAGCAAATTGATTATAATCTCGAAGCAATACAGGATTATCAGCGACTAACCTGCGAAGAATAGCTTTATCTTTGTGCCAAGCATAATGAGCAAAACTACCAACAGTCCATTTACCTTTATCATCTTGATACAACTTATGACTATACATCATAGCAATCATTGCAGTATTTTGCATATAATGCTCACCGGAAGATTGCATAGAATAAAGGAAATTACGCGCTCTTTGAATCCATTGTTCCCAATTCTCACCAGACCTACGTTCAAGCATTTCATCTAAATTAACGACATTCATAGATTTAATAATGCCATCAATAAGATTTCTATGACCATCATCATATAATCCAGCAAGAATATAATGAATAGAACCAAGATAATCTTTATGAGCACGTGCCCAATCACTATTATCAAAGAATTCTTTAGCAAATGATTCACCAAATATATTAGTCCAACCGGTAAGAACGTTAGCAACACCTCCAGTATGGTTAAAAATCATATATTTAGCAGAAGTAAGATTCTGGAAAAGATCAGCAACTTCAGTTAAAGTTTTATTACCAGATTTAAATTCACCATAAATAAAACGATTAATATAAGTTTCAACAAGTTCAATATTCTTACGTTGCTCTTCTTTCTTATATTCAGTATAACCTTCAACAGAATTAGATCTATCTTCACGAAGTTGACCACTCAAAGGAGCAGTTTTATAAGCCTGATTATCTTTAAGATCTTGTAACAATAAATAAAGATAAGGTTTAATAGCTTCTTTAGCATTGTATTCAATAGCCCTTGCAACAAATGTTTCCATTACGTCTGACATATTGTCATTAGCAAGCTCTATATCAATACGTGCATTCTCCTTTTTAATCTCTTCGTTTTGCTTATTAGTAAGTTCTACATATTCTTTATATTCAGCGTCAGTTTCATCAGATAATTGAGGACGAATATTAATAAGATTTTTAGTACCTTTTCCTTTAAGCTCTGCAAACATGTCAAAATCAGCAGGTACGTCATACTCATAACCTACTTCATCTTTCCATTTCATACTGCGAGCATTAATAGAAAATCCAGCAGCACCTAAAAGCTCTTTACCTATTTCTTTAGGACTAATATCTTTAAGACGTAAACGAGGAATATTATCTTTTCCTACCCAACTAAGCATGCGATCATTACCAGAATAAGCTCGCATAACACTTTGTAAATAGTTAACCATTTCCTTTTCAGCAGGACTTTGTTTAATATTACTTGCGTATGCAGGATTACCATTGTAATTATAGCTATGCTTATCATACTTATCATTCTTTTTATTTTCCTTTACTTCGGAAGTAACATTATCTCCAATAGCATCATATTTATAACGAGATGTGCCATTAGGATCATCTTTAACATTTAAATTGGTCCATATAGTAAGAGGTTCATATTTACCAGTATAAGGATTAAAAACATGATTTTCTCTAAACCATTCTTCCCATCGTCCCTCTTTACGGGCGAGGTTCATAGCTTTAGTATAATATTCAGTAGGAACAAATTCTATATTGTCCTGAATAAATTTAATAGCTTCAGCTCTTTTATTATTTACATATTTTTCATCTTTAGGTTCAAAGTATCCAAAAACATTATCACCCGGAAGTAATTGATTTTCCTTATCTGTTTTAAGAGTACCTTTTTCCCATTTAGCAAAAATCTGAGACCAAAGAATTAGATTGTCGCCTGTAAGATTAGTAAGAGCCCAATTATATTCTCTATTAAATGCTTCAGTATTATGTTTAAAAGTAACAGCATTGGCAAATTTCTTACGCCAACCTTTATCACTTTCATCTTTAAGTAATTCTTTACGAGCATTAGATAAATCATAAAGTTCAGCTAAACGTTGAACAGTATCTTTACCTAAATCAAATAACTTTTTAGAACTAATATGACCTTGGTCATCAACAGCTTTTTCAAGAATACTATTAATTTCTTGGTTATATCTATCTAAAATTTCATCATAAGCATTAGCTTGGCGAGTACCAAGGTCTGCCCAGAATTTAGCATTAACTTGTTTTCTATCAGCAGGAACTTCTCTAATAGTAGCAGCTACATGAGGATTATCGCTATCCATAGCATATCGACGTTCAAAGTCTTTCTTCAACTGTTCAATAACAGTTTGAGGAATCTTTGTTCCATCAACAACACCATCGCCATCAATAATCTCCGGATGTTTATCTAAATACCATTTATAGGCATTTTTAAATTCATAATTAGCACCAAGATCTTTAAATGCTTGTGAAATCTGGTCACGAAGCTCAGCATCTACACGTCTAATAGTATTAGCTTTAAGCCAATTATAAGCATCTAAATAATTATCATCTTTAAGTCTTTCATCTAAAGTTTCATAAGGATGATTAGCTTCATATCGTTTGATAATATCAAGATAGTATTCGAGATTCTCTTCAAAACCTTCAACAATTTCTTTTTCAAAATACTCTTCATTAAGGTTACGCATAGACTCAATGTAAGTATTAAGAACAGAACTTTTATGAAGATCTTTCATACTCTTCATAGTATCATCTTCATAAACATCGCTTCTAAGAAGTCTTAATTCTTTTACAAGTTCATGACGACGTTTAAGTTGTTCATCAGATAAATCTGCTCTATTAAAATTACCTGTTCCATAAAGTTCGTGCATGATATATTTATAACGAACAAAATGATCAGGAGCATACTTAAGAACATTAGTAAGATAAGCATTTTTACGAGTATAATAATCTTTTTGAATCTTTTGTTCAACATTATCATTATACCATTTATCTTTTTCAAGAAGCTTTTTATAATACTCAACAGAATATTCACCATAAGTATAACGAGCTTCTTTTACAGCATCATTATATTTTAATCTATCCTCAATAAATTTCTCATTATAAGGGGTAACAAATTTATTATTACGTCTAACATTATTCCAATTAAAGTTAGAATCTTTAGCAATAATATCTGCAATTTTAGTTCTTACAGCTTTAACGCTTTCAGGAATATCTTTCATTCTTACTTTCTCAACTTGCGCTTCAACAAAACGAAGAACAACTTGGATTTGAGAATTATTTAATTCATGAATATCACTAAATACTGAATCAAACCAATCAGCATCACCAAATTGGTCATGTAAATTAACAAGACCTTCTTTAATAACAGGATTACGACTAAATTGAGCAAAAGTAATATCAAATACATTCTTCATTGCAGTAACAACTTTAATATTGTTACGAATGGAGTTTATAGATTTCTTAATAGTATCGAGATTTCTTGCAGTAGCGCTATCAAGACTTGTAACATCATATCTAAATATAGGGTCAAATGATTTACCAATAGTACGAGCTTCAAGTAAGAAACTTACTAAGTCTTGCAATAATTCCTTATCTTCAGCAGCACGCTCATAAAGCTCAATATTATCAATACTTAAACCAGTATCTTGGAAATTATTAATTTCACTATTAATATAATTACCTAAATCACGATAAAGATTTGCAGCACGAGCAAATATAACATTAGTATTTTCTGCTATACTTTGTGTAGTAAAATCTTCAATACCGTGACTTTTAAATATATCAAGAACTCGTTCAAATTTAGGATTCTTACGTGCTTTACGTTTAATATCATTGTAAACTCTAAGAGCTATACGATCAATTTCATTAAGTTTATTTACTTCTGAATTAGCATCGTTAAGAGGAATTTCAGTAGTAGTAGCAAATACTTCAGGTTGGCCGAGGTGTTCCTCTACGGGGGAACTTCTCTTAACTTCATATAAAGTAGGAGCAAATTGACTTATAAGACTAAATTCATCATAAATAGCTTTCTCAACAGCATTAAGTTTCTTAATATTAGCAGGAGTTCTATTAATAAAAGCACGACTAAGAGCTTTCCTACGTCCAATACGTTTAACGGAGAATAATTCTTGCTCCCCCGTAGAGGAAACACCGAGGTCCTGAATAGTAACATCCCCAACATTAGGAAGCATACGACGAACTTCGGCATTCATTGTAGGAATAATTTTAACAGTTGTATTATCTTTTATATCAGTAAACTCTCTAAGAACTCTATTAACAAAATTATATTTATCTTGAGTACCTAATCTTTTAACAAAAGCATTAGTATCTGTAACAGCAGTACCGCTCTTAGGTTGAACTATTCTTCCGGCAACATATTCCCGAAGATTGTCAACAGTTAAATATTTAGGATTTTCGATAAGGAATTGAGTAACTGATGTATAATTCTTTGCAGCTTCTTCAATTAAAACTTCATAATAAGCAGGAATATAATATTTATTATTCTTAGGATTAACACTCACATCATTGATCTCATTAGCATCAAGAAGATTAAGAGGATAATAGAAAAGACCAACACCTGGCTTATATAAACTCTTATATAAAATAGTCGATTTGGAGCCGTTTGGCATCGTTCTTTGTATGCGAATATACTTTTGTACGTCAATATATTCTTTTTCAGAATTTGAAGCATCTGACGGCTCTAAAGACTGAGTTTTCGCGTCCTCAATATCTTTGACCGTGGCATATCCGGTATAATCAAGAAATTCATATCCAAGCTCATTAAAAGGAACTTCAATAATACCATTATTGAAAAGTTTATTAAACCGAGTATCACGTTTAGGAATAGTTACAAGTTTAATAACATTAGGATTTTGTCTAACAAACTTTTCAAACATATCGTAAGATTGATTATCACCTTTAAGGAACGTGGCTAAATCAAAAGTAGTAGCAAAATGTTTTGTAGCTTGTCCTACAATATTAGTGCCTTTTTGCGCAAGTGATTGTTTAAGGAATTGAGCAGTTATAATTTTGCTAATTGAACTCTTCTTAAATTTGAATCCCTCAACAACAAAACTATATTTAAGTAAATCATAAGCAGCAAGACGAATAAGAGGATTTTTAGAATAAGCGGTTTGATTAAATTTAGTAAATATATTTTCAATGTTCTCTGCTTGATCATTGAAATACATATATTGTCCACTAATACCTTTGCTTTTAATTTCAGCAGTATTAGAAGTATTAACTTTAATATGTTCAAATACACCTTGGTCTCTTGCAAAAGCTGTTTGAATAGCCATTACCTTTTGAACAGGTGTTAACTTAGTAAATCTATCAATATCATCTTGGGTAGGTTCAACAAAATTAAAATTAGTTTCGTTAGCAGTTTCATATGCAATTAAACCTCGTACACGAAGTTGTTCTCTATCCCAACGATTTCTAAGTAATTTACCATCTTCTTCAATACGTTTGCTATTAACAACAAACTGATTAAATTCATTAAGTGTGATAGGTTCATTAATTCCTTCACACATGTTACAAACAAAATTAACAGCATATTGTTGAAGTTCCCTATATTGATTAGGAGTAAGTTTAGTATGAATTGATTTCTCAAGAGCTTTAATAATTTCAGAAACATAATCACTTTCAAGTGCAAAAACAAGTTTATTTACTTCAACACTTGTTTTTGTAGCATATCGCATAAATGCAGCAATATACGGATAGAAACTATTATCAACATCAATATTACCTTTACTATCTAAAGGATACAATGCGTCAATAAGATTACGCCCATCCCGTACAGTTAAAATATCACCATTAGTTAACTTTTCTCTATATTCAGCAACTCTATCTAATACATCACGAGTAGATTTAATGCTTTGTTTAGCTCCAAATTTATCAGGATTACAACATTGCATATTAGCTTCTACTTTTCTTGTAGTAGTATAAAGTTTATTAAAGTCAAGAATATTCTTAATAACAGAACTTAAAGTAGGCTCCGATTTAAGATTATTTTCAAGAGTTTGTTGATTAAGAACAACTTTATATTTAATAAATTCTTCAGACGTCATAGGTATTTTAACATCAGAAACTTTATTTAAAGCTTCTATAACCATAGGAGTAGGAGTATATTTATTAATAGTAGAACCGTCAGCAAGCTTAACTCCAAATTGAATAGCTATATTCTTCAAAGCAGTATTAATTTCACTACCATAAGAAGTAACTACTTGCGATTCAAGAGAATTATATGCTTCAACAATAGCTGAAACTCCGGGTTGAGCAAGGAATAATTCAGCAGTATAATAATCAATACCTAAGTCAATAAGAGTCTTAAAAGTACCAAACGTAAATTTATTCTCATTAAACAAAGAACCAACTTTAACTGCGTCAAGAATATGAGCAGTAGTTTGAGAACTATAAGCAGTAATTAATTGACCTACAATATTTCTATTATTTTTACTATTAGCAAAACGATTATGTGTGACAACGTAACCATCTTTAGTACTTTTTACTTTATCATAAGCGCTTTTAATTACAGATAAATCGTAATTATCATTTTTAGGATAAACAACAGTTACGGCATCATCTGCATTCAAATAAGCTTCACCAACATTACAAATAGAGTTAAAAGTATCTCTATTTACAGAAAAAGCTTTAAGTGTAGCACCTTCTTGTGCTTTTGCTCTATTCTCAATTTGAGATAAAGGGTTATAAGGGTTATCAATGATATTATTTCTACCAGCGATAATCTTATTTACTTTATTGGCAGCATCACGAAGATCATCATATTTACTACGACCAAGATGTTCCTCCATAGAACTATCATCTGACATAATAGTTTTAAGAGCATCAACCATTTGATTTTCGAGAGCAGCAGTAGTATTCTGTTCTTCTATACTCCAAGTTTTAAACTCTTCATAAGTAAGATTCTCAGTTCCACTTTCGTTAAGTTTATATAATTCATAACGAAGTTTAGTATTTTCTTCATCAGTTTTATCGTTATACTCAATTTTAAATAATTCTCCACTCTTAGTGCGTTTAGCTATATTATACCCAATACCATATACAGAGTCAATATCAAAATCAGAACCTGTTTGAGTAACCCATTCATCAGGAACAACAATAGTAGAACCATAGGCTTCCGGTAAGAACTCTTTTACTTTGATAATAACAACAGATTGTTTGCCCTCAGTAGGCTAAAATGTTATCCCATGATTGTTTATATCATGGCTCTCAATGTCTCCATTGAGTACGGACTATATCTTCATCCTTATTAAAAGGATGTTGGGCGCTCGTGCGAATATTATATTCTACTTATATTTAAGTAGTTTCAATTCATAGTCTCTGAACCTTTCTTAATCATTTAAATTAAGACTTGGCTGCTGATTGTCTCTATTTATTGAATTGTCACAATTATCATTAACAAACCTCCAATAGAATCCATATCTAACTTGTTTAGTTTTTATACCAGAACGTATATTAGAATCTCTATTTTCATTACCAATACTTCTTGCAGCTTCTCTAATTGATTTATATATACCTACACATTTACCATTAATAGTATATCGTGCTACTTTTATTTTATTTGGATTAGAATCTCTATTTTTAATTCCGATCTTAATGGCTTTATTTTTGTAAACATTATTATAAAGTTTACTACACCATTCAAGATTTTCTACACGATTGTTAGTTTTATCTTCATCAATGTGATTAATTTCGGTATAACCTTTAGGATTTAAAATAAAAGTGTCTGCAACAATAGTATGTGTTTTAATAGTATGTCTTCTACCATATCTATCAATAAGATAAACTTGAGGATAACCATCTGTATGATAGCTATTCTTAGATAAAGGTCGTAATTTTCCATATTTACAACTCCAAACAACTCCAGTTTTATCAATACGATAATCAGGAAATTCTCCAAAACGACTTATAATTTTAAATAAAGTTTCCATATTAAAAGGATTAATAATGTGTTGCAATTGTAAATATGTGTTTATAATTGTATCAATAACTTAACGAGAGTTTCCAGCAATTCACCCAATTTATTATTCATTAGTGTTACCACTAAAGCGAATCTCAACACGAGGTCAAATTCTATAAGCAATTTGAAATTGAAGATCATCAGGAAGTTCATCAGCACGCATACTCTCAGGAATAAGTTTACTCCATCGAGGCAAACGTACTTCCATATATGCAGCTTGAGTAACATTTCCATTTTCATCAGTAATAGCCGGATGATATTCCAAATCATCACTATATCCAACATTAGTAACCTGAGCGGCATGCCATCCAGGAAGCATTTGTCTTGTAATACCTCTATTGAATATAGCTTGAGCAATATTCTCAAGTTTAACACTAACATTGTTCATCCAATTTGGCATAAGAGGAGAACCCATCTTATCAGTAGAAAGATATTCTAAGAAATTACTATCTACTCCAAGACGTTGAGCTTCTTCTCTTGCTCTACGATAAATATTTTCAACATTAACTATTCCATGTTTGGCTTTAACAGAACCATCAGGATTCATTTCTAAACCAAGATTACGAATAGTTTTATTAAAACTACGTTTAATCTTGGCAACATATGCTTTCTGAAATTTATTAAAAGCATCTTTAGTTTGCTGAGAACCAGTATTTACATTATCGAAAATCTTTTTACTAATTTGAACAGCAAGTTTATTTTTAGAATCCCTCATATGATCGGGAACTTCTTGTTGCTTATAAAGATGATTATAATAATAATTTTCAATACCATAACCATTCTTTAAAGCATTAGCAAATTTTTCTTTATTTTCAGCAGTAACATTACCATCATTATCCCAATACTTTAAAACATTTCGTTTAGCAGCTTTATCAGTCTCAACAGTATTAATTTGGTCAATATCATTATCAACCATCATATCATATAATTCTCTAAGAGAACTATTTTCAGGTAAAAGTTTAGGAATTAAAACAAACTCAGCATTCTTAATTTGACGAGGTTTAATAAGACCGTCAACAGGATCAAATATTTGGTCATAATAAAAGTTCTTTTGAACTTGTATTAAACCAGCTACATCAGTATAATTAATATCTTCAGGTTTAATATTCGGGTCAACTAATTGCTTAATAAGATTTTCATACTTATCATAAGTACCATCTAAAATTCTACGACGAATAAATTCATCAATAGTAATATAAGATTGAGCATCATTAGCGGTAGTTTTATCAGCAAAACCATTAATAATATTCTGAATTCTTTGTAAAGCAGCAGCTTTTTCTTCATCAGTTTTAGCATTTGCCATAAAAATACGTTCAAGATACTTACGCATATCACCAATACGTTTACTTGGACGAACAGTATTTTTAATAGTTATAGCTTTAAAACCATTATAAAGAGTAAGAACATCAGCTTCCGCAGTGTTACCTCTACGGGGGAACTCTATTTTACCAGTTATACTAATACTATCTCCAATAGCTCTATCGAAATTATTTCCACCATATATTTCACCACCTGCTTGAATTTCTTTATTACGTTTAAATAAATCCTGCGGGTCTTTATAATATTTAGCATTACCTTCAAAAATATCATCAAAGGCCATATAAGCTAATGATTGATTGAAGATTAAATCTTCAATTTGTCTATCATTAAATTTATTATTAACAATATTACTTATAGGTCTAACATAATTAAGAGCTTGATTAGAAACATGTTTCATCCATTGGTCAACAATATCTTCCAATGCAGCTTTATGTTCATCAGTAAGATTAAGTTTATAAGTGCCAGACGCTTCATCAAAACTATAAATGGAGTTCACTTCTGTCCCCCCGTAGAGGAAAGCAAACCTCTTATCATTAGACAATAAAGTGTTAATATCAAAATCAGTAGTTGCATAAAGTTTATAATACTTAAATGCGTTACCAACAAGTTCGCCATTATCATCAAAAATAGTATCGCCTTTGCGATAATATCTATCAGATAACTGCATAATATCTTTATTAAAATTAGCATAAGTTTTGCCATCCCTACGTTCAAAATTACTAAGAACAGAAAGAGCTTTAAAACCTGCTTCCATTTCAGCAGTAAGCTGGTTATAAACCAGTTTATAATAAGCGCTATTACGATTTATATTTCTATTAACAATTCCTTCACGAATACCATATTCAAGAAGTCTATTATCAATTTCAGTAGTAATATCAATAGGCAATTGAGTTCCATTAGATTCAATACCTGTACGTGTAACATTAATAAATTTACCTGTTGAAGTACGCGTTGCTTTAAACTTTACAGTAGCAGAATGACCAGTAACACTATCTGTATATGTAAATTTAATTTCAACAGCATTATTATCGAGTTTAGTAACTTTATAATTATTATTTTGAATTTCGTTAGGAGAATCAGTAATTAAATCTATAAGAACATCAGATTTAACATTATTAGTATTTTTAGTATCTAATCTTACATTATAAGTTACATTCTTATCATAGAACTTTTTCTTATATTTGTTAAATGATTCATCATCAACTTGAAGAAGATCAGAAATACTATATTTAGGCGCACGGAAAATATAATTTTTAGGTGCATCAGAAGGAGTACGAGCCATATAACCTGCTACACTAAAAGGACGAGATTTTTCATCATAACGAGAAATAGGTTGAGTAAATGCAGTAAGCATTGCAACTAAATAGTCAGCAGTACTCATACTTGCATAACTTGATGCTTTACCAGTATCATTATTTTGCATACCAGCGTATAAATAAGCATCTAAAATATCTTTAGCATAATCATTAATAACAAAAGTACTATCACCTGTTTTTCTAAACATACCATACGATAACTGATTACCAGCTTCATCGAATTGGTCAAATAGAATATGATTAGAATGAGTAGCAGGAGATTTAATATAAAATTCACCTAATGTACGAAGCCCAGCAAAACTATCCTCTTTATTACCATATTGAATTCGTTCAACAATAGAAGTAATCCAACTTGCATTGATAACATCAGAACCAATATTACCCTCTGCATTTCTACTGTTTAATTCATTCTTTACGTCAATAAAAGGAGTAAGAGTTTTAACAATCTTATCTAAAGCATTAGAAAAGTTTCCACTAAAATATTCATCAATAGTAGGAGCTTCAGATTTATTTTTAAATGAATTAGCTCTCGCTTCATCATAACGTTGAACAACATCTTCACCTTGTTGTAATAAGTCAGTAAGATAGTTTACAAGATTACGATAATTGTCAATCTTATTTCCATAATTTAAATAAGAATCAATATCTTGTTGAGAAATATTAGAAAGATATATAGCAAATACATTTTTAATCTTTTCATTAGCAGATGCTAAATTATTATCATAAGCAATACCTTCTTTTGCTTTTTTAGCGCCATCAATATTATATAAAGCACTACTAATCATACTTATATGATATTGTAGGCTTTCATCTTGTATAGTAAACTTTAATCTATTATAGCTATCATAGAATACAGAAGTTTCAGGATTAACAACACGATTACTTTGATCTATATTGATTTCATTTCCTGCAACACTAATAATAGCTTTTTTAACTTTAGGTTTATTAAGCTGAGTATAAATTTTATTAGCAAGATTGGAATTATTTTTAAGAATATCATAAAGGTTAATTAAACCAGCTTTACTTCTATCCTTATAAGCAATATCTTTAATAGACTCAATAAAATTATCAATAGAAGACTTATCAGCTTTATTTATTAAGGTTTGCATTACCTCTCTATAATTTATACGAGTAGGTACACCCAAAGGATTATTAGTATCAATAATTCGAGAATCAGCAGATTCTAAATTAACAATACTATTAAAAAGATATTTAACGTCATCACTTATAATTTTGTCAAAACTACCTTTGATAGCATTATCACGGCCAAATTCGCGCATCATGTTATCGACAGCATCGCTATCTGAGTTGACTAATTGTAAATCCTCTTCATCACTTGCGATAACTTCATCGTAATTCTCAGTACCATCAAATACAGATTTATTTACTACTCCATCTAATTTAGAAGCATTAAATACATAATCCATAAAATCTTGGTCATTAGCTCGAATATTACGAATAAGCTGAGCAAAGTTTTTTTGACGCAATTCTCCATAATGACGAATAAGACTATAGTCTAAAGCAAAAAGAAGCATTTTAGATTTATTTCTTTCTTCAGCAGTCTTAGTAGTATCGCGAGCATCATCAATCAATTCAGCTCTACGTTTAATATAACCATCTCGTTTAGAAGTATAAGCAGGACTATTGACAATATCAATAACCATAGCTTGGTACTTTTTAGTAAGATCAGTTCGTATAGGAACATAAAAATCCGACCTCGAACGAAACTTAGTATTGCTATTTCGTACAAGATCGGATATAATATCTGCAACATAATTACGTGCGGTTACAGCCGCATGACTGTCACTAAATCCATATAACGGAGTGCCAGCCTTGCCGCTCACATAATTAGACACAGACGGAAACTTAATATTATAGAAATTACGAAGAAGACGTTTCAACGTATTTCCATTAATACCATCAAGCCCTTTTTCTTCATATTCTTTATTAGCTATTTCATCTTTCTTAATATAATCAATAAATTCCTGATTATTATCAAGAAACATAGCCATAATACGGGCTTTTTTAAAATCTCCTTGTGCAACATCATCAATGTGAGCTGCAATTTTAGGACTTAAATTAAGTCCAAATTCGATACAAGACATAATTGTTAGTTTATAAGTTTCACCAATACAAACATTAACTGTTCGTCTTAATTAGTTAATAAAAATATTATAGGAAAAGCTCATTTAGAGCCTTTCCTATAACATATAAAGAACGTGTGGAATAAGAGTATTAACAACGGAAATTAATACCGCCATTATTAACGAAATCGGCTATTCCGGGCCGTTCTCGTTCGTCGTATGTATCTATCAGCGATTTAATAGAATTAACACTATTAGTATTATCACTATCAATTTCAGTAGTAAAAGCACCTTTTGTAGTAGGTATTTCAAATAAATCTAAATCGTCATCAAATTCACTTTGTTGCTTAATATTTTCTTTTGTAGCAACTTCAATAGCATCTTCTTCAATATTAATAGGCTCTTCACTTTGTTCAGTGACATCTTCTTTAGCAACTTCTTCTTTATTGACAAGAGTAACATCGTTAGTATCCGCAAGTTCTGCGATATTATTACCGAGTAATTTATATTCTCTCGCCAATATACTATTATTTTCAACATTATCAAAATTTATTCCAAATAATTTTAGAACAGCATCAATAAGTTTTTGAAAAAGAGACTTTTCTCCACCCTCAATATTGCTATCTCCACGAATAGATTTAAGCTCATTCATAGCATTAAGAATAGCTTGTTGAGAAAGACTTTCAACTAACCATTCTTCTGCAAATAGTTGTCTAAGTTCTTGTTCATTAAGACTATCTCTAAGTTTTTTAGGAAGATTATTAATATAATTATCAACAGTAAAGTTATTTTTAGCAATCCATTCAATAATTGCTTTATATTTTTCAGGTTCAGCATTAATCTTTTCTACAAATTCATTGTAAATATCAATAAGTTCTTCAGTAATATCAGCACGTTTTCTATAACCACTTTCTTCAAAGTATTTATGGAATTGTTCGTGCATAAGAATAGTAACTGCTCTTCGAGGATTTATATTCGATTCTGAAACAAATCCATTGAAAACACTAATACGACCATTGTTAGCATTATAAGCTCCACGTGCATTAGCAGGACCAGTTCTACGATAATAAATCTGTTTAGGGATAAGATTATTAGCTCTTAATTGTTTAATAAGTTCATCAGAAACATTTAAACGTTTAAGAACTTTATCAGTATCATAAGCAGTATTAGGATTAGGATTACTAAATAATTCGAGTGGAACTACAATAGATTGAGTGTGTTCCTCTACGGGGGAGTTACCCTTTTCTATCTTTATATAAAAACGTTCACTATCTCTTTGGAAATAATTACCTCCACTATCAACACCTTGGTAAGTATTAAAAATATTATTCTTAATAGCAAAATCAGTAAAACTATTGTAATCTAATTTTACTCCACCAAGATCAATACTTAAAGCATTTCCATTTTTAGTAGTATAATATGTTGGTTTAGCGCCATTTTCAAATTGTCTAAATCCAAGATAAGTTCTGTTAAAACGAGTATTAGAAAGAATATTATCAACAACATTTGCTATTGCAGCTTCATTATCTTTAAAAGTACTAAATGACCTACCAACTCCTTTATTGTAAACTGTAATACCAGTTCCATTTTGAGTTGTACCATTACGATAACGATAAGCAACAAACAAATATTCATCAGTACCTTTCTTTTTTAAAGCAATAGCATTATTACCACTTTTAGTAGGACCATAAATTATATCAAACCCAGTAAATAAATTATTATGACTATAATCTTTACCTTTACCGCCAAATAAATCTTTAATTTTACGAACAAGTTCATCAAAGTTTTTACCTTCTAATCTATCTTTAAGAATGTCAGTAAGTTCCTGACGAAGACCATCAGCGAGTTTACTACCTTTGTCAATAAGATTAAAATTAGGTTCAGATAAAGCATATACAGGATGCTCTCCATCACGAATAAGTAAACCAATAGTACCTGTTCTTAATCCATTAGCTGGAAAAGTTTCAGTTCTACCTTCAATTTGAACAGTGCCGCCATCAATAATAGCAACCATAGGATTATGTGTAGCAGTAAAATGCAAATCTCTATTCGCAATACCTTTAGGTTTATTAGAAATAATAGCTTTACCGCCATCAAGATTTTGAATAACAAAACGTATAGGTTTATCTGTTTCAATAGCATCCTGAATATCATATGTTTCCATATAATTATTATAAACACTATTAATCCAGTTATGCAAACTTAAACGTTTATCTTCAATAGTAAAAGCATTCTTATCTTTTGTAAACAGTTTACCTAACTCGTCTAAAATATAAGTAGCTTTATTATTAAGATTATCGCCTAATTCAGAAGGAAATTTAATTCCGCCATTCTCAATAAGTTTAGCAATTAAACCGTTATTAAGAACACTATCTGCAACAACACTTGTAGGAACTTCTCCGTACTTCAAAGGATTAGTTACACCACTTGTAGTATTAGCAAGATAGTTATAAAGAAGCTCACGTAACGTAATTCCATCTTTCTTAACACCAGCTTCACTTCCAGTAAGAATAGTTTCAAATACTTCATCAAAATTAGAAGTATAAGAGCCATTATTATTTTTAGTAATAGTATAACTTAAACCTGTAGTTTTATAATCTCGTACAGTAGAGCCGTTATTACTAATTTCTACTTTAGATAACAAACCAATAGGAGTATCAATTTTACTTTTATATAATAAAATACTATTTCCATTAACACGAGGTTCAAGAATATCACCATCTTCTAAAGAAGAAAGAATAGTCTGCTTTTCAGCATCAGCTAATCTTCTAAAATCTTTAGAAGCAGATACAGTAATATCATTACCTGTGTTATCGTAAACAGTTTTGTTTTCAATAAGTTCATTAAGGTAAATATTAGCTCTATTGAGCTTAGCAGTTAGCGCTCTAAGATTAGCATAACCTTTATAAGCATTACCGCTATTAATAAACTTATAAGGAGAATTAAATTTAGAATCTTTAGAATTTTCAATATAAGTAGCAAGATTCATATAAATAAATCGAGCATCGTTGAAACTTATATCTTTATTTTCTAAAAGATTAGCAAAAATATGGTCAACGTTTATATAAGTTTTACCTTTTTTATTAGTAGGAATATTATTTTTTTCAACAAACTCTTTAAGAAAATCTTCAATAGTCTTACGATCTTGAATACCATCAATAGAAGTTGTTAAAGCAAATGTAGTACGATTTCGATTCTTTTCAATAAAACGAAGAGCTTCTTCAATAGCGCCATTAACTACTCTTTCGTAAACATCAGAATCTACATTATAGTCTTTAATCTTGTTATCTAACTTTTCACGAATAAAACGATATTCTTCACTTTCAGGATTAACTCCATCTTTAATAAGTTTATCGAATATATTCTTATATTTCTTATAGTTATGAACAACAATACTACGAATAGTATAAATAGTAGGAGTTTCTCCAAACTCAGCAGTATATTCGGCATCAATATCTTCAATAACTTTAGCTTCAGTAGGAGACGGTTCAATAGGAGTTTCTATTTTAATAGGAGCAACATCAGCAAGAACTTTTTGTCCGCTATCATCTGTTATTATTTCTTTCCCCGTAGGGGAAGCATCGCCGGTCTCATCAGCGTTCGTTGTTTTTTTAACAACTATTTCTGGAGCAGGTTCAGGAACAGTAGCTTTTTCAGCTTCAACAGGTTCTCCATTAATTTCAGCAGTATTTGCAATGATTTCATCAGTTTTACGTTTACTCTTTAAATCAGCTTCTAACATACCGTGCCATGTACGGCCACTATGAAAACCAATATTAAGAGTTTCAATTTCCTTTTGTAAATTATTGAAAATTCCACCATTATTTCGTAAATCAAAAAGAATGTCATCATCAGTCATTTTATCTGAATAATTTAACATTCTTTCTTTTACTTTATCATAAGCATTAGTAATTTGTTTTTTAACAGCTCTATCAATAGTAAAACCAATTTCATTATATCTATCCTGTATTTCTGCATCAGTTTGATTAAGAAGAGCTTCTCTTAAACCAGCAGCAATTTCAAGATCATTTTTACGAGCAATAAGATTATTTAAAGCCTCACGAGTTTCAACTTTATTAGAAAGATATTCTTTAGCAATATCAATAATTTCATTACTTTTTATTTCATTTCCAAGAGCAGTACGTTCTGCAATTTGAGCAGCAATCTGAGGTATTTTTTTAAGTTCTTCAACATAGAAATTAAAACTTTTATCAGTACTGTCTTGTATTGCAATCTTTTCAGTAATATTCTTATTAGTAGGATTGAAATCAAGTTGTTCAATCTTTTCGAGAATCTGTTCTACTTTATCATATTGAATCTGAGGAGTATAATCAAAATTATCAGTATTTACATTATTAATTTCAATACCTACATTAACTGCAGCATTACGAAGAGCTTCACTACGAAAACGATTACGAGTGCGTTCACGAGCTACAATAGCTGTAATATTTTCATTATCCCCTTTAACAGTATTAGCTACTTTCCAGAGTTCGTTATAATATTTATTTTTAACATCTTCAACTCTATTAAGAATAGCTTGGTCTAATTGATTATTGTCTTTGAAATTCTCATTAATATATTTGTTAAGATAAGGACTTTTAAGATACTCAATAAGTAATTTTTCATTTCCTATTTCAACAGCAGACATTGTAAGATCAGTTACAAAGTCATTAATAAGCATTTCTTTAATAACAGTTTTATCAGCAACAGGATCTAATTGTCCGTATATTTCAGAAGACTGATTTTTATAATTAGTAATACCTTTAACTGTTTTCTCAGCATAAGGATTGCGTCCATCATTTTCAAGAATAGAAAGGTCATTAAGTAGTTCATTAAATTTAACTTCACGACCCTCAATTTCCTGTTCTCTTAACTTTTCATAAGTAAGTTTTTCAGGAACTATATCATTTTTATCTTTAGCTTGTTGTTTCTCCCAAGCATTAACTATTTTATTTTTAGCTCCACTAACTCCTTGCCCAATAGCTTGGAAACCAATACCTCCAATGTATCCCCAAAAGGCTTGTTCCCATATTTCAGAATCAGAAAGATAAGAAGCTAAATCACGAGTTTTATATTTAGGGTCAAATATCTTTTCAGCATATTCTTTACCTCTTTCAGTCTGAATACCTTGCCAACCCTCTTCAAAACCCTCAGAAAGTTCAGCATAAAGAGGACTATTTATTTTCTTTAAAGATTGTCCAATTTGCCAAAGTTTACCATATTTTTTACTTGCTTCTTTAGCACCATCAGCAGTAAGACTTGCAACAGAACTTAAATTTTTTGCACGAAGCGCAGAACTTGCAGCAGTTTTGCCAACACCTCTATAAAGATTAGTAAGGCTTTTTAATTGAAAAGCGTCTAACGCTAAAAGCCACATATCGTTAATAAAGGTTTCACCAGCCGATTCAGAAGCAATAGCTTGTGCAACTTCATCATCTGTTAAACCTTGCCAATCTGGACGACGAGAAAGAATATCTTGTTTTTGTTTTTCGTCCATACCAGCCCAACGTTCTTTAGCGCTATCATAAACTTCTTGGTAAACTCCACGAGCTTCTTGGTAATTCTCAGCAGTACGCATAAGTAAAGCATCTGCACCAAATCTACCATATTTTTCTATAATAGCACCATTAAGAATAGGATTAGTAGTAAATTTAGTATTTTTATGTAATTTAGAAAGGGCAGCCCCTATACCATATTTACCACGTGTAGCATATTTTAAACCTTTATTAAGTTTTGTAAGTTTCCCTAATGCTCCGGCAGCACCTGTAATACCACGAGCAGGAATTGCTAAAGATAAAGTAGAAGCAATAGTAGTGAGACCGTTAATCCACCAACCGGAATCTTTAAAATTAAAAGTAAAATCAGGATCTTGTTCATATACTTCTAATCTCTCTCTAATAGAATTTTGTGCATTCTCAAGAGCTTCACTAACAGGATTTGTATAATCATTATAACCTTCATTAGCAATAACATTATACACAGAATCAAATATATCACTAAATCCTTTAAGAGAACCTAAAACTATTTCATTAGCAACAACTTGTCCAACGCCTCTACCAACTTGTTCAATAAAACCTTGGTTTTTAGCACGTTGTTTATCTGCTTCTTTAAGATCACTATTAACATTTAAATGTATATCATAATCAAGATATTCATTATAAGTTTCGCTGTCAATAGACTTTGGTGTGCGAGCAATAGCATCTTTATTAAGACCAGAGTAAGCAAGAGGATTTTCTTCTATATTTTCAGAAGTAGGGACTTGCACTGACGCAAGTCCCTTATCACTCTTTAAATTATTAATCTCTTCACTACTTAGTGGTTTCATTGTTTTGGAAATATTGCGCTATATAAGCATTAATATAACTATTTCTCATACCCTCTGACATACCGATAGCATCAAGTAAATCTTTATAAGCAGCAACAGCAGATAATTGTTCTTTTTCTGTTCTCAAAAGACCACTACGAGCAGCGGCATCAAAAGTTTTCCAAGTAGATGCTTTATTAACAAAAGTATAATCTAATCCTCCATTAACAGGAGATTCAATATTACTTGCTTCATAAATAGCATAACGACTTTTATCTTCAGGATCAGTACCTACAACAAATCTTTGACCAATAATAGGAACATCAAATGCTACGTTTTGATAAAACAATAATTCAGAAGTTTGAATAGCAGCAGCTTCTAAACTATTATTATAAGCGTTAAATGAAGGGTCGTTAATACCATCTATGATAATAAAACCTATATTAGATTTAGTATCTTTAAGAGAACTTTTAAGTTTCTCAAAACCACTTCTTGCAGCAGTAGCGGCTTTACTATCATCAGGCAATAAAGTAATTAAAGGATGATTACCTTTAATGGTAGGAATGTGTACTTGTTTATCTGCAATAATTTTATTGTCCCCAATACCACTTCTTGCAGCATCTAACCAACGAAGTTCTTCATCAGTAGGTACACGATAACGACCAGTAGGATAACCCTTTTCATCTAATTCATTAACATATATCTTTTTATTATTAAGAATACCCGGAATAGCACGAAGATGAGTAATATATTTATTTTGTTCATCTTCAGAAAGTTTATCATAGTAAGTAATTTCTTTACTATTAGAAGCACCACTCTTATATTGTTGTAATTGCCAATCACGAGGATTAACTCCAAGATTTATAGTAACAGGAACTTCTTTAGTATTATTTTCAAATACTTCATCAGCATTTTTAGTAAGTTTCTTTACTTGTAACTTAAATACATCTGCCCAATTATTAGGACTTAATGTAGAAACAATATTATCAATAGGCTCGGCTATACCTCTAAAAAATTGTCCAGCAGATGTAGCAGATTGCCCCATAGCAGTCATCCAAGCATTACGATCATAACTTAAATCTTCTATTGAACTTTTATTTGCTCCAAGTCTAACAACTCTCATTTGAGGATTACCGCCAACTTTACCTCTAAAAGAATTCCAAGCACGAGATAAAACACCCTTTTCTTCATAAGCGTTACCAGCAGCAATCATAAAGTTTGAAAGGCCGTCAGACATTTCTTTAGGAATAGTTACACGAACTCTACCATCAGGAAGATTAGATTGTTCAATATTATATTTACCTAAAACTTCTCTACCTCCAAGATTTGAAACAAACGCATCAAACATACGTTTATCAGCTAAATCAACTCCAACATAATCACCATTACCATATATGGCATTAACTATGTTAGCATTTTCTTGTTTAAATCTTTTAGTAGCTTCATCATCATTTTCATCTATAGGACTAATAGAACCACTTTGAAGTTCTTGTAAAAATTTATATGCTGAACGAGCTTCTTGAGAAACACCAGAAGTAGCTTGTTGTAAAGTAAGTCTGTCAGCAGCAGTAGCTTCATTAACAGCAACATATGCTTTAAGTATATCATCTTTTTCAAAGTCGCCAAGTGACGTTTTATTAAGTAAATTATTAACATCATCAAGCGACATATCAGGAGTAACAAAAAGATTTAAATCTTTATATTTGTTATTAACAATATCATTAAATTTAGCATAAGCTGCTCTGTATCTTGTTAACGTTTCCGGATTAGGAGTAGCATCAATGGTTACTAATGGACCTGAAACATCAGTTGTAGGAGGAGTAGCAGAAGGAGTCATTTTAGTATTATTACCTTTAGCAGCAGCTTTAGCCTTAATGGTCCAAAGACTATTAAGTAAACTATCATTATAATTATTTTTACTTACAAAATTATTATATTTCTTTGCAGTAATAAAAGGATCAATTTTATCTTGAACATATTCATTAAAGGTTTTAAGTACACCTTTATTATTATATGCATCAGTAAAAATATCAGGATTTTGTTCATGCTTCCATTTATCAATTTTAAAGTCTTGTTCGAGACTTGCTTTAATAGCAGGATTAGCATTCATAGCAGCAGTAACAGCTGCTTGAAGTTTATCAGCACCAAGTTTCTCATAAGAATTAGTAACAGTATTAAGTCTTACTAATTCAGCTCCAGGAGTATAAGTTTTAGATGTTCTACCCGTATTAGGATCTAAAAACATAGTATTCTCATAAGTACCAGAATCAGGAGAAATATATTTAAGTGCAGTAGTAAATACTTCATTCATATCAATCTGACTAACAGGTCTTTCATTAGGTTGCCATTTTGTGCCACCAACTACTTTTCCATTATCGTCAGTTATATCTTGATAATTATATTTAGTACGAGCACGATAATAATTCTTATAATCCTCAGATAAATCTGTACGCTTATCTAAATTATCAATATAAGTCTTATAATCTTGTTGTGCTCTAAGTCTACCAAGAAGAGCCGGGTCAGAAAATATATCTCCTTGTGCTCTAACCAAATCATCTACTGCTCCAGCAGCATTACCATATTTAGTATTCTCACTCAATGTAGCTCTAATACCGTCAATCTTTTGTTGACGCCAAGCATCTTCGGCTTCGTTAAGGTCGAGTTTAGCCATTTCAGTTTTAAGAGCAGATTCAAATTGAACAGCTCTTTGATGGCCTTGTTCTAATTCACGATATGTATTGCCGAAAGTATCAATGTCAACAGGGCTGACATTACTTCTATGAATAGGATTAAACGCTTTCATATTAGTATCTTATTTCTTTTTACCTTTAACTTCTTTCTTTTCTTTACGAATACGTTGACGTGCTTGTTTACGAGTTTCACCATCACGTATATAATAATCTGCATCAAAACCCATATCTTTAAGAAGTTGACCAGTAACATTAGGATTAGCAGCAGAAGTCATAGCTAAAGTATTATTATTATTTCTACGTACTTCAATTCTACCAATAAGATCTTGAATACCGCTATTAAGACCCTCCATAGTTGAAATAGTATTTTCAGCAAGCATTTCTCGTTTCTTATTTTCAAAATCAGCTTTACCAGCAACCCAACGATTATATTGCTCAATATTACGAGCACGAACAGCTTGCTGATTCATCTTATCTTGGTTAATAAGTTGAGTTTCAGTATTTTCTTTATTACCGTAAAGTTCGTTACTCTTTAAAAGTGCATCAACTGATGCCCTCCCTTTACGGGCGAGCGCCACTCGACTACTTGCAGTATTAGCATCTACATCTCTGTAATAGCGATTAACAGTTTCTCGAAGTTTATCAATCTGAGGATTAATATTAATTCGAGTTTTTAATTTAGCAGCAGCAATAGGAGTAGGAGCATTACTATATCGCATACTTTTTATAGTTTTACGATTACTAATACTACTTGCTAAAGAACCAATAGTATTTGCACCAAGGCCAATATAATCAGCAGGAGTTATAGTTTTAAAAGCAGGAGTTTCATGTTGCCAACCATTAGTATTTCCAGACTGAGGAACTACATCTTGTTCATATTGAAGAGGATTAACCCTAAAACTAAGTTCATTATCAATAGCTTTTCTTTTAGATTCGCTAATGATAGGGTCATAACGTTCAAAGCCATCACTTCCTAAAGCAGCTTTTTGTCGTTCCCCCGTAAAGGAAGGCACACGGATAAGCCGCTTGTTGCCACCAATAACAATTTCTACAAGTTTATATTTAGGACTTTCTCCTCCCATTTCTTTTTTATCTTTTTTAAGCTCAGGATATTTACTATAAACTTTACTTTTAATATCTGATCTACCATGAAGTCCAGCTAATCTTAAAGCGTCAATCGCATCAGCTTTAGTAGGAATAGGATAACTTCTGCCTCCTCCAGCAAAATCTCTACTCTTAACTTTAGGATAAGGTTTTTTAGAAGAGCCATAATCTTTTGCTCTACTTAAACCTCCATTACGAAATTTCATAGTACCGTCATCATTAAGTTTATTTCTGTCTTTAAACTCTTCTTGAGCATTAAAAACATCATTAGGATTATCGCCACCAAGAACTTTCTCAGCAGGACTTTGCCCATTTAAAATAGGCTGCGCACTAAAGACTTTAACTCCATCTTTAGAGAGGTGCATTACTTCACCATCTTCTACCTCAAGACCGCTCTTAGGATCAGCACCAATATCAATACCACCTTGCTCGTGCTTGCGGCCTTTCATGTAATAGTAGTTTTTTCCAACAGGAATAGCTTTTCCTCCAGACACTACTTTAGGTTTAAGACTTTTCTTAGCCATTGTAAAATTATTATATAAAATTTTGTATTTCCGGCCCTCTGTTTAATTCATATACATAGGCTTTACATTTATTCACCTTAATACATAATATGCAGATAATAGCCTATAAATACTTTTTATTTACGTTTAACTCGCTTACGACCACCGCAACGGTAAGTATCGGTGCGGTTCTTATAAACATCATTAGTAGGATTAGCAGGATTAACAATATTACCATCTACAATTTGTTCTCTATTACCAGCATTTTGTTGATAATCAGGTTTTTGAATACCAACTTTAGGAGCACTACTACTGAATCCAACAGCTTTTTTAACTTGTTTAGGAGCAGTAGTACTTTGAAACAAAGAACCTACAAGACTTCCAACACCTCCAGCAGCTGCACCAATTTCAGCACCAATAGCTGCTTTTCTACGAGTACCAAATCGTGCAGTTGAAGCAATAGCATATTTATTACCAGCAGTAGGCTGAACAGTATCGCTATCAACAATACGTTTATTCTTAGCTTCTTGGGCTAATTGATTATTTTGCAAAGTCTTTGCGTTACTCGAAGTAAATTGAGGAACAGTATTAGTAGGAGTTCCAGTAGCAGCACTAAGACCATTTTGAACACCAACAGAAAGACCTGTAATCAAATCTCCAGTATCTTGTTTAGTCCATTTAGAACCTGCATCAGTTCCAAGTTCTGCTTTCTTTCGTCCACCACAACGATAAATACGATTTACAATCTTCTTTTTACTTTTGGTTCTATCAGCGTAACCACCCATTTTTAAAGTAACCTTTTTTTGATAATCTTCAACATAACTTTGATCAGCAACTCCAGAACTCAAAGCTTGAGCATTTTGATAAGTCTCAATTTTATTTTGTTCTTCTTGTTGTTGTTTAAGCATAGCTCTTTCTTGTTTACGTTTTTTAGCAGCACCAAATAAAGAACCTGCAATTCCAGTAACAGCTCCAATAGCGGCACCAATAAAAGCTTTTTTACGTGTAACTACAACTTTTTTCATAATTGTCTATTTTTAACAACACTGCCATCAACATTTTCAAATTCTATACGAAGATTATCTATATTATTGAATCTAAATTCAATAACAAAGAAATTCCCATAAAGTCTTGTATAAATATCTTTAGCAGTAGGATTAGGTTTATTAATATCATTACGGAAATAGTTAAAGTTCCAATTACCAAGTTCAAACCAAGGTTTTCTATAATCACCGGAATTATAAATATTAACTGAAACATCAATATCTCCACTGTCACATATATCATTGAAGATTCTAATAATATCTCCAGCATAAGGAGTTTGCTGTTTCTCTACGGGGGAGTAAGTAAAATCTTCTTTGGCAATACCTGCAACTTTGCGTAATTTATATTTAATAAACTCAATAAGTTTAATTACCTCGTATTCGCTATTAATAATAATATTTATATAGCTACCAAAAGTATTATTATTTGTATTATATTTTTTAGAAGGAGTTTTAGTATTTCGCATTTGAATAGGGATGATACCATACTCATCCTGTTCATTAAAAGTATAAACTTTATCATTGTCATTAGGGCTATTAAAGTCTCTACTTAACATATAAAGTTTTATTTTAGTATTAAATGCTTCTGTAAAATAATAATCATGTAATGAAACAAAACCTCCATTATCATAATGATAGCTTAATACATCAGCATTAGTTCCATCAGTATAATCAAATTTTATGAGTATACGTTTGTTAAATTTATCATTAGCAAATCTTACATTCTTAGCGTTAATCTTTTTAAGCCATAATGTAATATCTTGGTCAATAACATTAAGTTTACCATTATCAAATTGAAATAATTGACGGAAATCATTATTATAGAAGATATAACCAAATTGATCAACAACAAAACTTAAATCATCTTGTAATCCTCCATAACCATGATCTGAAGTAAATACTTCAACATAATTAGTTTCAAAAGCATCAGGTTGACTTAATTGAATATCTTTATTTTCTGTTTTAAGAGTACTATCTCCATTAAACATAAATAAACTATGTTGAGTATGTACAAGAAGATAAGTACCAATACCTATAAGATTAGTAATAATTCCTTTATTTTCAGTAATATTTTTATAACCTTCAACAGGAAAAGTACGCCAAGCATTAACACGACTTTCATCTTGAATCACATTACTACGACGAACAGTTTTATCATAATCTTCAACAGATAATACATCCTCTCTATAATTGCTATATTTCTTTATGTTAAAATCATCAGCAGAACCTTGAGGATTAGAAAATAAATCAATACTATTTTTAGGTTCTACAAGAGCGCCTGCCCAAGTAGATTTTGTATCACCTGTTTCTTTATTAGTAGGAAATATATATGCTTGAGGAACATTATTAAATTGTTTGCTCTCATAAAAATATGTATCATAACAAGGAAATTGAACATAATTTGCAAAAGGTATTACGTTCTTATAAACCCTACGAGGGTCTCCAGTAAATTCACTATTTACATATTTAGTGTTTCCACCTCTAACTCGACGTAAAGTAAAATCTTCAGCATTATAAGTTACTCCTGGATTTTCATAAATAATAACTCCGTCATAAGTTATAACACCTGGTAAACCATTAATAAATAAAGTATTACCAGTAGAATATTGTATATCAGTCATTCGAATAAGTTCTTTATTCTTTGACATATACAAGTTTAATGTATGATTATATAACGTAACTAAATACACGTTAATATCAGGTTTATCTCTTGCAGATTGATAAGCAAATAATCCTGTATTATCTTCTAATTGTAAAGCAGAACCAAGACCAACTCTACTACCTTTAGCTGAATCAGCAATAACTAATTCAAATTTAGGCATAGCCATAATATACTGAATTTCAGTTTCAGTGCCACCTTGAGAGCCATCACCTAAATCAGTTTTAGGAACACCAGAAAGATCATATATAATTTTATTTAAATCAAAAGGATATACAGTAGAACCATTTCTCGACATACTATCATAATAACGAATTTCAGGAGTATAACCACCTTTTAATTCAATTTCGAGAACATTATAATCGAGTTTAATAGAATCAGATATATCAAATTTACTACTATATAAAAACATAGTATTAGCTGTCTTACAATTAGCAGTATCTAATACATCTTGAACATTACCATTTGAACCTTTAATTTTGCTTATAGTTCTAAAATCATTACGAGTAAGAAAGCCAGTAACACGTTGAATAGGTTCAAATTTCTCATAACTAATAAACCACCCAACATATCCATCAGGTAATTGAGGAACATCAACATAAATACCATAAGTATAAAAACTATGATAACCCCATTGATAATCAGGGTCAATATGGAATTTTTTCTTTGGTATTCTATGAAGTCTATCGCCATTATTATTTATATAAATACCAAAGTTTTCTCCAATAGCTGTATTTATAACTTGATATATTCTTAAATTACTATAATCAGAATTACCAATAAAAGTATTATAAATTTTATTTACAACAGTTTTAATCTGGTCTAAAGTTCTATTAGTAAAAGGACTTGTTAAGTCTAAATCTACATAACCAGAACCATTAGATACTCTGTACAATCTGTTATTAGTTATAGCAGAATTTACATTACTAAATGTAGTATCTTCAGGAACAAGAATGTAAAAAACATCTTGATTTTGAGAAGTAGAACTTGTAAAATTAATAGGAAGCGGAACACAATTTTTACCACTTACAGGATCAATATAAGTTTTCTTATTTTCAAGTCTATAGCCATTAGTTACATGACCATATTTATCAACAAAATGAATAAAGAAATTATATATCTCATTAGGTAAAAGAGTAGTTCTTGTTCTTCTATTTTCAAAAGTGGCGGCATTATCATATACTTTTTCAATAGAAGCCATTAACCAATCAGATACATTTATTTCGAAGTAATATTTACCATCATTAGGATCTGTATATACTCTAAGTATAGTACCTGTAGTACCAAGAATACTATTATAAAATTCAACATTTGCTGGGATAGAAGTAACTCCACTACTTGATTTGGCTCTTAAATATATTCTACTTAAATCAGTATCAACACAATTAAAAGTAACATTATCAACAGAAACTCCAGCTTTACGTATAGTACCATAAGGTAAGTGTAAAAATTCAGCAACAGTCATACTTGTTCCATTACTAATTCTACTATAAGGTACAAAATATTGTAAAGGAGAAGTTTGAGCGTTAGGATTATAAAAAGTAATACAATATTTTATATTACTATCTAATATTGGACCATATGACTGTCCATTGTTAGAATAAAGTTTAACATTTATAGAATCAATAATAGACTGATCAATTTTCTTATTATTAAGAGAATGTTCTTTATAATTAGAAATATAAAGTCTATTTTTATAATTTATAATATTTCTTACATTAAAATAATTATAATTTTCTTCAATAAAACTTTGAAGATCAACTTCAACTAATTGTTGAATATCAAAAATATATGATTGACTTTGCCATTGAGTAGTTGTATCTTTTACAACTTTAATGTCTGAAGTTCTCCAAGATTTAGTATATCGTTTAGATGCACAAACTACACCTATTTGATAATACTCAAAATTGTCAACAATATTATTAGTATTTATAACTACTTCAAACGTATTAGATGCTATATCTCCGGTAGAACTTATATCATCAAAACAACCATTGCAAAAACCATCAGTAGGCCAATCAGAAAGAATACTATTTTCAGAAGTATATCCGGGTTTAGCTCCAAAAACATATCGCATTATTTGAGTTCTCTCATAAGTATCCATAAATATAGGATAACCTATGTGAAACCATTGAGTATAGTCTACTTCATTAATTTTAAAACGAATATAAATATAATGCCAACCTTTATAACAAGAACCAGCAATATAATTAACTGTATTAAAACTTGGAAGTTTAAGTTCAGGAGAAATAGCTAACTTACCATCAGGAAGATCTAAATCACCACCTACAATAGTTTTAGCTCCATCAACATCAAAATGACCAAGATTAATAGTTTTTAAAGGTATGTCTTCACCTTCTACACCATATTCAGCAACAGATATAATAAGATCATTTTCTACATTATAAGTAAACGTACCTTTTATCTTACCGCCAGACCATTGCCAATTAGAACCAAAAAGATGCAAATGATCATCTTTTTCTCTGTATCTAAATATATGGTTTTGACTATGTTCACCATTAATTCGACCATTAATAAATAGTACTACTTCATCATTACAAGGAATATAACCGACTATCTTCCATTTACCAGAAAAAAGATCAGATAATCTATCATCTATTGAAGAAATATCTTTAATACCAGGTTCATTAGTAAGACAACTCATGTCTCCACTAATCATCATATTCTTTGCAAGAGTCAAAGAAAGATTCTCACAATCTTTCGGATGTTTATTGAGATTAAGTTTAGGAACAATATTCATAATTATTCATCACGTCTGAAAGTGAAATTATAGAACATACCTCCCCAAGCATTACCATCATATTTTCCTTGACCATCAATAGCGACAGAACTCTTAGCTTTACTGCGAAGTTCCATCCAAGCCACATAAGGATTAATAGCAGGATTATTAGCAGTAAGATTAAGTACAGGATGTTTCATTCCACGAGTAAGCATTTTATACATACAGAAAGCACCAATAGCTTCAATCAGCAAACCATTGTTAGGAATCTCAGGTAAATCACAATGATAATAATCACTATAATAAGTTTTTACTCCTTCACTTTCAATAGTGATTTCGTCTGTATCAAAATTAAGTTCTATTTGATTTTCACCAATAAGAACATAATTATGATAAGTTTTACCATTACGTTTTATTTCTTTAACATTATAACGATCAGGATAATCTTTATCAATACGAGTCTCAGCAAACATATCAGGTCCATAAGCAGCGTTAGAATTATAACTAATACCAGCAGTACCAGTTCGCATTCCACACTGTTGCTCCCCCGTAGAAGAACAACACCGTTTCCCATTTGCATTAGACATCATAGGAATTTTACAACCTTGCTTATCATAAACAACAAGTCCTTGCACTTTAATAGCACAAGGAGAATAAGCAATACGGTCAATAACTTTTAATGTTCTTTTCTTTCTTTCAGTACTAAGAACTTTTAATTGAGACATAGCATCAATAGACCAAGCAGCAACACGCGGAATCCAATCACTTGTATCCGGATTAAAGTCGTTGTCTATTTTTGCTATTATGCGCTCCACGTTTGTATTTATCTTGTTCAGCATTTCTAATATACTTTAAATAATCCGTTGGATATTTAAAAAGAGTAGCATTTAATTTATATGCTATATTAACTTTAAGATTAAGAATATCTTCCCTGTCTTTACATAGTTTTGAAACTTCTTCTTGACTTTTACCTCTAAGAGGGAGATCAATATATTCAACAGTTTTAAATTCTTGTTTACTTTTATGTAGTATTTTGCTATTAACAATATCTATTTCATAATAAAAATTATCTTGCCTATAAACTCTATAATCTTCTACTTCATATTTGATGCCTCGTGCTTCATACCAAGCAGCTTTTTTAGCATCATAGAGTTCTTTACCTTCAGCAAGTAATTGTTTCTTCTTAGCAGCAGTAGCGACAAAATCAATAATTGTTTTAGGTTTACCAGTAGTCCAACGACTTATAAGAAGATCACCTATACCATAACTATAAGCATAAGCGTATCCATCTAATATAGCTTTATGAACACCATAACCATAAAATTTATTAACTAATGCTTTAAATTCTTTAAACTTTAAAGAAGAAGTACTTTTAGCAACTTCATAATTATTAATATGACGATTACAATGTTTAAGTAAACCACAATATTTAACAACTTGTAAAACTAATAATCTTTTAGGACCAACTTCGAACTCTTTAAGCATCTTATGTGCTTTCTTAAAAAGTAATTCTTCACTATTATATTTAGTCATTCCCCATTCAATAGGAAAATCAATAAGTTTGATACCAAGGTCATAAAGTTCAGTAACATTCTCAATCAAACGATTTTTACAATCTAAAAGAATAGCATAAGCGGTTTCATACTTTTCTTTATAAATAGGAATGTTTTGTTTAGCTTGGTTAACAAACATATAATAGTAGTCATTTATCTTATAATCGGGTTTCATATTTTATCCTCTAAGTTTATTAATTTCAGGAGTTTCATTAGTTTGACGATGAATCTCTAAATGAAGCCTTTGATAAACCATATCTTTAACAGCACCTACAAGGTCTTCCGGCAATAAGAATTCATCGTCATCAATAGTAAATTCGTTAATAACTTTTTCACCTTCAACAGTTTCAGTTTTAATAATCTGAGGGTATTCGAATACAGATTCAATAATAATATTTTTAAGATTAGCAATATAATTGCCAGGAGAAATACGAATATAAATATATTCATTAATGTAATCATAAGTAGCAAGATTACACATACCGGGAAGAAAATTATTAAACCTTGCAGAAGCCTCTTTTGCAAAAGGAATTTCATGAGGATTATTAACACCAGCAGTTCTTACAGAATGAAAAGGAATATTATGAGGAAGACGAGTAGGACGAGGTACTTTTTGAGCAGTACGTTTAATAACAGAAAGTTTAAGATCATCAGTACCTTTTAAATCTCCATCAGGAACATCAATAAGACTAAGACGAAAACGCTGTTGAAGCACTTTGTCTGTAATAGAGTGATTATTATAACTCTTACGAATAAGTTCGTTACGAGCATGAATAATCTCTCTTTTAATTGCAACACGAAGAGCATTATTATTAGGCTCTTGAGCAACATGTGCAATCTCAGAAACAAGTTGATTAATAGAACTCATATTATCATTAATAAGATTATGATACACAATAAAGATATAAAAAATATTTGGAATAACTTGCATTTCTGCAAAACTTTTATAATAAGACAAACAAAAAGGCTCGACGTCAATACGCCGAGCCACACAAAGAATAAGAAAATAAAGAGTTTAAATAGCCTTAAAGTACTCCCAAACTTTATCATCATCTGCATCTACATCCTCAAACCAATTAACGATAGTAGCTTCAATGATTTTTTCTTTCATTTCATCTTCACTAATATTGCCAAACCATTTTTCATATAAAACTATATTGTCATGGTATTGAGCATTAAGAGCAACATAAACATCCCATACAGTAATATTACTATTAATACTTCTAACACGTTTATCGTAAATCTTTTTAGCATCTTCTGGAGTAAACATATGACGAGTAATTTTATTTCCTTTATCGTCTATATGATACATTTCCTCAACTTGCCATTCTCCATATACTTCATCAAAGTGAGGACCTTTAATCTTTTCATGTATATTACACATAATCTCCCAACAAGCATCTTTATCTTCTTGAGTTTTATACTGAAAATGAGTATCAAAACTACTAATAATATCCCAAGCAGTTTCATTATCTAATCTATGTGTAGACTTATAGTGGTCTACCATTTCTTTAAACTTGTGCATAATTTTAAACGTTATATTGTTTTAAAATATCTTTAAATTCCTGTATATCATCCTTATCTAAACAAATAGCTTTGCTCATAAAAGGAATCTTAATTTCAACAGCTCCATTTCCAATTGCCATCCCATGCTCTTCCTTTACGGGTGATGAAATAAGATTGTCAATGACATCATTAAGAATACCGTCAGCATCAATCATTCCATCTTCATTAGCAATCAAAGATAATGCTTTGTCTATTTTAGAAATATTATTATTTATAATTCTTGCAACAAAAGGACGAACAAAAACATTAACCAGTTGACTATCGCTTGATAAAACTATAAGTTTGTTATTGAAAAATTCAATAAGTTTATTAATAATAATTTCTTTATTTACCATAGTTTATTTATCATTAATAGTTTTAATAAATTCTTTATATGTTAATTCAGGATTAGCCTTAGCTGCAATTTGAAACTTTTTAAACATTTCAATTTCTTTATTAGATTGTGCAACAATTTTATCCTTACTACTTTTAATAAAATTTAATTGTTTAGTCAGTAAATCTTTACCAACTTCGGAAGATTCAACAACACCTTTAACAGAATTAATAAGAGCTTGTTGAATAAGCAGTTTTAATTCAGTATCAATAGCAGAATAAGTTTCACTATTAAAAAGAATATTTCTTTGATCTTCTGTAAGACTTGAAACTTCTCTATCAATTTCAGTCCAAAGAGAATTAGTAGCAGTATGTTGTTTAATTTGGCTATACTGCTCTTTCATGACTTGTAACTTTCTCATTCTATCTTCAATTTCACGTTCATAGTCAACGTTATTAGGACTATAAGGATTTTGAAGAAGAGGGTCAACACCAAAATTAACTGTATAATTGGGATTAGTCATAGCTATTTATTTTCTTATTGTTTGAAAAGAAGAACTACTTTGAACCGAAGTCCAAAGTAGTTCCCCCGTAAAGGAAGCATCACGGCCGAATTACTCAGCAGTAGGGGCAGGAGTAACAGCGGCCTGACGGCAAGGGTTATAAGAAGGATAACCCGTAACAGTAGGTTCATTAGGCAGAACAAGCTCACCCGTAATCATACGGCAAGTACGACGGAACAGGTTAAAATCAGCATGTTCAGCAACACGACGAATATCCGACTGAATAAGAGCATCTTGATAAGGACGAGTAGCCGTAAGAACAGCAACCTTAGTTTCCAGATCGTTAATGCGAGCATTAGTAATATCAAAACCATCACGCGTACTCTTATAAAGACCAAAGTCTGCATCAACTTGGCTCTTATAAAGACCAAACATCTCCGAGTTAATAACCTGACGATCATTAAAACGAGCATTCTGTCCTTGATAAGCAAGCGACCACATACCATTGATAAGTTCACACTTATCTTCTTTCTCTACACCAGCAGTACCCATACGATTACCGAACAGACCTCCACCAAGTCCACCTTGCAACAGCCAAAGAGCAGTACCAGCAATACCGAGTCCAAGACCAGCACCAGCTACACCTTTGGAAGCATACTCTTTGTGAGAACCAACCTCAACAAGTTCTTCGCCATTCTCTTTATTAATCAGTTTCATAAAGGAAAATTTTAAAATGTTAATTTGTAAGTGATTTTGTAAACGTTTACATTACAAACATACATTTGTCCGGCGAATATACATAACGATAACAAAAAGCCCCGCAGACGTTAATCTACGGGGCATGGATTTGGCAATGAGTTGCCAATAAGGGATATTTACTTTACAGCGTTTCTTATTCTCTTTAATTTAATACCAATAAAATCACTTTCATTCCATGAAAGTTCTTTAAAGCCAGCAACTTTACGACCAGGAGGAATGATACCTTCACGAACGTAATTATCAAAAGTAGATGGACTACAATGAAGTATCTTTTCGCATGCGATAGTTTTACTAATACGTTCTCCGCCTTTGTTTATAGTAGCAAGAAGTTTAACAAGTTCAACCAGTTCTTCTTCTGTAATTTTACTATTTCCGGCGTCAATGTTTTCAATCGAGTGTTGAAGTTCTTTTTTCAATACTTTAAGTAACACGCTCATCTTTTGTAGTAGTGTTAGTATTTTTTTTTGTTGTGAAGATATAGACCTATTAGAATAAATACGCCAGCTAATATGTAATATAATACTAATAGCAGCGAGTGTCCACATTCTATGTTTG